GTGGCTCCTGTTATTCCGGTCGCACCCGTGATACCTGTGGCACCCGTGATACCAGTGGCACCTGTGAGACCTGTGGCTCCTGTGATACCGGTGGCTCCCGTGATACCCGTTGCACCCGTGATACCTGTGGCACCCGTGATACCTGTCGCTCCTGTTATTCCGGTGGCTCCTGTTATTCCGGTCGCACCCGTGATACCTGTGGCACCCGTGATACCAGTGGCACCTGTGAGACCTGTGGCTCCTGTGATACCTGTCGCTCCCGTGATACCTGTCGCTCCAGTGATACCAGTGGCTCCTGTGATACCCGTCGCACCTGTGATACCCGTAGCTCCTGTGATACCCGTCGCACCTGTGATACCTGTGGCTCCCGTGATACCTGTCGCTCCCGTGATACCTGTCGCTCCTGTAATACCCGTAGCTCCCGTGATACCCGTAGCACCTGTAATACCCGTAGCTCCCGTGATACCCGTAGCACCTGTAATACCCGTAGCTCCTGTGATACCTGTGGCTCCTGTGATACCTGTGGCTCCTGTGATACCTGTCGCTCCCGCGATACCCGTCGCTCCTGTGATACCTGTCGCTCCTGTGATACCCGTAGCTCCCGTGATACCCGTAGCTCCCGTGATACCTGTGGCTCCAGTGATACCCGTCGCTCCCGTGATACCTGTGGCTCCTGTGATACCTGTGGCTCCCGTGATACCCGTAGCACCCGTAATACCTGTGGCTCCTGTGATACCCGTCGCACCCGCGATACCTGTCGCTCCCGTGATACCCGTAGCACCCGTGATACCCGTCGCACCGGTTATTCCAGTGGCTCCCGTGATACCTGTCGCTCCTGTGATACCCGTAGCACCCGTTGCTCCCGTGATACCAGTGGCACCTGTAGCACCCGTAGCACCCGTGATACCTGTAGCACCTGTGATACCTGTCGCTCCCGTGATACCAGTGGCACCTGTAATTCCGGTTGCACCCGCGATACCTGTCGCTCCCGTGATACCCGTAGCTCCTGTGATACCTGTCGCTCCTGTGATACCTGTCGCTCCCGTGATGCCCGTGGCACCTGTGATACCTGTCGCTCCCGTGATGCCCGTGGCACCTGTGATACCTGTCGCTCCCGTGATACCTGTCGCTCCCGTGATACCCGTCGCACCGGTTAGTCCAGTAGCTCCCGTGATACCCGTCGCACCGGTTAGTCCAGTATCTCCCGTGATACCTGTCGCACCGGTTATTCCAGTAGCTCCCTGGACTCCGGTAGCACCCTGAACACCAGTAGCTCCCTGGACTCCGGTAGCTCCCTGAACACCAGTCGCTCCCTGGACTCCGGTAGCACCCTGGACTCCGGTAGCACCCTGAACACCAGTCGCTCCCGTGATACCAGTAGCACCCTGAACACCAGTAGAACCCTGGACTCCGGTAGCACCCTGAATACCGGTGGCTCCCTGGACTCCGGTAGCACCCTGAATACCGGTGGCTCCCTGGACTCCGGTAGCACCCTGAACACCAGTCGCTCCCTGGACTCCGGTAGCACCCTGAACACCAGTAGCACCCTGGACTCCAGTAGCACCCTGAATACCGGTGGCTCCCTGAACACCAGTAGCACCCTGGACTCCAGTAGCACCGCCAGGACTTCCTGCTGGCCCGGTAGCACCCTGAACACCAGTCGCTCCCTGGACTCCGGTAGCACCCTGAACACCAGTAGCACCACGTACTCCAGTAGCACCTACGCCTCCTCCACCACTACCACCTCCACCCCCGGCATAGTAGAGAATACCGGTTTGTTTTCCAGAAACCGGGTCAAGACCAAGATATACCCACGCGGGCATAGCAGTGTCTGACGGAGCAGTGGTCGTGTACTGCTTGACCCCGCTCGTATCATAATAGTAGAACGTGCCAGCAGTTAGGGCGACGCTACCACCTAACGTAAGATCCAATCCTGGAAAAAAGGTTTGAATATCAGAATAGTAGTTCCCAAGAGCCTTGTATGTGAACCACCCATCCTGTGGGGTATCAGTTCCAGATACAACCCCTAAGATGTACTTGACGTTCACATTGTTTGCTAATTGATACGAACCGCTCGAATTCATATAAATAGGGTCACCAACGTTAAACGTGTTTCCAGGTTGATAGACGTTAATATATTGACGTTCGAGATCTATAGCATTGAAACGGGCAAGGACCTCGGATGGAAGCTGTACAGCTGCGTTCGTCTGGTAGTTCCCGTACAAAGGGGATATAATGGGTTGACCCCATGAATTCAACGAAAACAGAATGTACGTTGCGTATGGAATTGGCAATCCTCCACCGCTATCTGCAGAGATGAAATAATTGTATTGGTCTACATCTTCGATGACAAGTGTAACCGTTAATCCGTTACCTGTTGGATTCGGGGTATTGTAAGATGTACTACCAGTGGCAACAGAAATGATCTTCCAAGCATACCCGCCAGTTCCTCCGGCAATCCACTGTCCTGCACGTATACTGTACGCGTCATAAGTACTATTCCCTTGATCGTACAATTGTACTGTTGACACTGTGAATTGTACTCGAAAACGCGGATTACCATTTACCGGTGTCATAGACGAAAAATTAGCGGAGCCACCTGGCCCCACAAGCTGTAACTGTAAACAAATGGGTGCGAACTGTGAACCTGGCGGCACCGACATGTTTGCCTGTTAATAGTTGTCTCTATTAAATTATCGTCGGGTTAAATGCGAGACTCATAATTGCAAACATAAGCGTACCGCCGTCTCCGACTACGGTACTAAACCCACCCGGTCCACCTGCTTGTCCGGTTAAATAGCCACTGGAAAATGCAAGTCTTGGGTTTGAGCCACTCAAGGTAAGTGTTGGCTGTCCTGTTGTAGCTGCGGAATATGCCCATACAGGTGATAGTTTCCACGCAGCCAACGACGAGCTAGTTCCGGCGTATATTTTCGTGTATACGAGAGGCATGTACTTGTACAGATTCGCTGCTGTTGTTGTATTTGATGAGACAATTGTAATTGTTCCACCACCCGCGGTGGAATCCGTGATTGTTGCCGTTAGAGATGCTGGTAATTCGCTCGTGTCCAAGGAGTATAGGGTCCAATCACCTGGACCTCTAGAGACAACTGTTTGGTACGTAATGTAAATGTTGTATAGAGTCACTGTTCCAGTCGGCCCAGTGATTCCAGTAGGTCCCAGCGGACCCGTAGGACCTGTGAACCCAACAGGACCTGTGGCACCTGTGATACCAGTGGCTCCTGTGATGCCTCTAAGACCAGTCGCACCCGTAATACCGGTTGCACCCGTAATACCAGTCGCTCCTGTGATACCTGTGGATCCTGTGATTCCAGATGCACCCGTGATTCCTGTAGCACCTGTAGCACCGCCAGGAGTTCCCTGTGGTCCAGTCGCACCTGCTATACCAGTCGCACCTGTAAGACCAGTTGCACCCGTAATACCGGTAGCACCCGTAATACCAGTTGCACCGGTGATGCCAGCAGCACCCGTGGGACCTGTAGACCCTCTAACTCCGGTCGCACCTGTGATTCCGGTCGCACCCGATGTTCCGGGAGTTCCTGCCGGTCCAGATGGCCCATAGTACGGAAGCTGAGCCCACGTCGAGTTTCCGTCTCCGATCTTAAGAAGTTTTGTATCTGATTCAAACCCAAATTCGGCAAGTGCGAGACTTGGGTTTGTAGTGTACCACTGTGCAGATGTGCCCCTACGAAGTTGAAATTGTATAAACGGCATTTCTCACTACCCTTATTATTATACAGACATAAACACATATTAAAATAACTACGTCACTCCACCACAGTCGAGACCAGGTCCGGGAGACCACGCTATACCAGGAGTTCCTCCATCGAATGCAGCACTTGGACCTGCGGGACCAGTAGCACCTGTGGTTCCAGTGCCTCCGGGACCAGTAGCACCTGCCACACCAGTAGCACCTACAGGACCTGTTGCACCAGTAGCACCGCCAGGACTTCCTGCTGGCCCAGTTGCACCTACAGGACCGGTAGCACCTCCAGGACTTCCTGCTGGACCACTAGGACCTACGGGACCGGTAGCACCTGTACTTCCAGTGCCTGCGGGACCTGTGGCACCACTAGCACCGGTAGCACCAGTAGCACCACCAGGACTTCCTGCTGGACCGGTAGGACCTACAGGACCTGTCGCACCTCCAGGACTTCCTGCTGGCCCACTTGGACCTAGGGGACCAGTAGCACCTGTGGTTCCAGTGCCCGCGGGACCTGTCGCACCTTGCGGACCTGTCGCACCCGTTCCACCACCGCCTCCACCAGTAAATTCAGCCCAATTTGCTTCGGTATTGGGAAGTGCTCCAGTATTTACATCTCTAGAAGCCGAACTGGTATACTGATAATAACTTCCCGAAGTTCTGGTGTACCCCCCAGCAGTGTATCCTGTTTTTACATAGACTAACATACCGTACTCAACTCGTTGTCCCGTTATATCAGTAAGTCTGTCACCCGTAGCACCGCTGATATACTGTAGTGTTCCTCGAATTTCTCGGTCGATAACTATGGGGAACGATCCTGCCGCCCCCGGACTCCACGTACCTGGCCATGCACTTCGTGTAAGACCATAAAAATTAGAATCACCCATTTAAGCTATGCGGACAAACGTTTTGTCGGGTTGTAGCGTTATGCCATAAAGCGTGTAAGATTCGGCAGTATATCCGGCTGGAGGACTATCCGGTTGGAGAGCAACAGTTCCTCCGTTTACGTATGAAACATCAGCCAGTTGTATAGCACTTGGACCTATTTGAAAAATAGTTGGCTGACTGAGAGATGATCGTAGACCGAACCAGAACGCCCTCGGACTTGCACTCGGGTTCGTTATTTCAACAGTGGCAATACCAAGTTGGGAGTCTCCCAAAACCGTAACTGCCGACGCAAACGCAGAACCACTTATAATATCGGCTCTAACTGGAACTGTGGCCGTTCCAACAGTAAAGATGTAAAAACTAGGATACGTAAAACTTGCTGTTGGAGATGCAGTTGTATTTAAAGTTACACTATATGACGTTCCAGTCACGCCCACGGGCCTGGTAAATGTAGTTGCAAGTGCAAGTGATCTAGAACCCGCATTGTCTTTGTGAATCGGAGTTGTAAATGTAAACGTTCCATTGCCAGAAGAATTATTGACTGTTCCTCCTGTTGGCGTTACTGAGTTTGAATAATTTGAAGCAGTTGTTATACCAGATACACCTATGGAATACGTTGTTGAACTGTAGGTTGTTAAAAACGTTTGTCCATAAAGTGCATTTATCGACACTGCATTTGTTGGAGTAGCCCAAGTTATCGAAAAACTCGCGGTTGTTCCATATGGACTTTCTGGAGGTGTTCCGACAACATGATTGAAGGTAATAGTTCCAGATGCCGAACCTCCGTTTATTGTTGTACTTGTTGATCGTATATAGGCAGTTCCATTTGTAGAAAATGTTTGGTACCAACTTACGCCTCCGGCAGGAGTAGCCGACTTTGCCCCTGCACTATAATTTACCAATGTAGTATACACGCTTCCACCCGTTTGAGCGATTGCATACACACTGCTAATGTATTCAGACGTATAATCAGTTGGGTTTGTAACAATAACTTGAAACCCAGAACACACTACATCCCAATTAACACTTGACGACGGCAAAACATTGGCCGCAAGTCCTGGACTGAATGTAGCAAGCTGTACAGCAAACACTGGTTCACCTGTTATTGAATCGTTATAAAAGTATGATTTGCGAATAGTCTTTGCTCCATCTGTGTCATAAAATGTTACCAGATCTCGTTGGTATGAAATTGAATTATTCACAACAAACCCGAGAGGTCCGCTTCCACCCGTACCCGCAGGACCTGTCGCACCTGGAGGACCCGCGGGACCAGTAGGACCAGATGGACCACCTGGGGTACCCGCGGGACCTGTGGCTCCGGTAGCCCCTTCTATAAATAATTCGTTCCAGAGACCTATTACTTCCGGAGTTCCGAGCAGCTCATTGAAGTAGGCCATTCTTGTCTTATTTCTATCATTTGATTGTGGCAGAATTTACACTTTTTATTGTGTTCTCCATACAATACATACACGATGAGTGGACCTGTTATGAAGCCTGTAGGCGGATTTCACGACAAGACTATACTGGGTGCCGTTTACCCTACGGAGTCTATTCCCCGCGTAATCAATATAGACACTCGGTTTCGCGAAAATCCGTCGACTACGAACGCGTCTCAGTGTACGATCCGCCTTCCGCGGACGTACAAGAATATCACGTCAATACGTCTGTCCAGTGTAGAAATGCCTAACAGTTGGTACGATTTCAGTGCCAATCTCGAAAATACATCTGTGACAATATGCGGAAGTCGGTGCACGATTCCTGACGGTAACTACACGTCTACTGAACTCACTGCTGCGATTCAGGTCGCTACATCAAACGTGCTTACAATTAATGCGGGCTTCAACAACGTTACATGCAAGTGTACGCTAGCTGCTGCTACCCCGTTCTCAATTGATTTTACCCCCATCTACAATAACGCCTCTGCGTGCTGTATTGTCCGCGATGCCACCACTCGCCCGTTCGATACTGGTCTTGGGTACTACCTCGGGTTTACGAATTATACGTATTCCGGAAGCTCAAACTATGTCTGCGAAGGCATTACCAATCTGTGGGGGAACACGTACGTTCTGCTTAACATAGAAAACTACGAGAGTGTGGAGACTCCTTCATTGAACGGAACGTCCGCACCTGCGTTTGCCAAGATTCCCGTGAATGTTCCTAAGTACAGCATTATCTACGAGGGTACGGACACAATCGCAAATAAGGTTACGTTCTCCGAGCCCCAGAACGTCTCTGTTTTCCGCATAAAACTCACCGACTGCTGGGGTCGTGTCCTACAGACCTTCGGGAACTTCTCGTTCACAATTGAGTTGGAGGAGGTCCTCAGCTCGAAGCTGTACTCGGCATACAAGGACAATCTTGTCCGACCTCCCTTCGCATAAACAGAAGTAAACCCTCCATAAGTATAATAATGGAAAAGATGTTCACCCTTCCGTCTGTGATGGCTCACATGCTGAATGGCGGACTTCTGCTCCTAGGCGGTCTTCTGATTGCCCTAAACTTTTCGTTCATCCGCCGCCTACCCGCTCTCCAGCTGATTACGCTCGTCCTGATTCTGTCTATTGCCGTAGGTGTTCACGGACTTTCCCACGCTGGTTTGGAGAGTGCTTACGGTTATAATCCCCTGAAGTTTTTCGGCATAATGTAATATAATGGAAGAGACTCCGGTGACCTTTGATTTTGATGCCGTAGTCGCCCCTGTCCCTGAGCCGGTCCCGGAGCCGGTCCCGGAGCCTGTGGTAGAAGTGGTCGCCCCCGCTCCTGCCCCTGAGCCGGTCCCGGAGCCGGTCCCGGAGCCTGTGGTAGAAGTAGTCGCCCCCGCTCCCGCTCCTGCTCCCGAACCACTCCCGGAGCCAGTCCCGGAGCCTAGGGTAGAAGTGGTCGCCCCTGCCCCCGCCCCCGAACCAGTCCCGGAGCCTGTGGTAGAAGTGGTCGCCCCCGCTCCCGCACCGGCACCTGCACCGGCACCGGCACCCCAGCGGTCAGGTGCATTCAGGTTCCGTCTAGGGGGACGAAACAAGTTCTAATCTGAATCTGTTTAGACTCACATAAAAACTAACGATTCTGGTTGGGATCGATCCAACTACTTTCCGGTAAACTATGTTGTATAACAGCCAGATGCTCTACCATGTGAGCTACAGAATCTTAGAGGTCTCGCCCGGATTCGAACCGGGGTTGTGAGAATCAGAACCTCACGTACTAACCAACTATACGACGAGACCACCGACTTGAATACGGATTCTCTCCGTAAATAGTTAATGGTAGATCTCTGGCATCTTCACACGTCGGCATACCTCTGGGCCATTTTCTTTATCCATGTGACCTACGCGATTGTCCTCTTTGGATTTGTGGAAACCGAGCCCTCGTACCTCTCGAGTATAGAATACTACGTCAAGGTGTACGCTACCATCTTCCTCATCTGGCGGTTCAATCCTTATTCTCATACCCACCACTTCACGGAAATAGACCGGCGGATCGTCTACTCTGTCGCCCTCTTTGTTCTCACAACATCGGTACTCAAACATGTCATTGAACGTTACCGCCCGCAAATTAAGGCAATCCTGCGTCGCATATTTCACCCGCTCGTATCTTCTGTCCGGGCGTTGTAACACACATCGGCCTCACACTCGGGATCTGCACACGGCGGATACTCCCTGTTTTCCCGGCATTCTCCACAGAACTGTTTTTCCAGACCTGTGCAGTATTCCCAATTCTCGTCAGTGATGCGGTCCGCGTCCGCAGTCTCCTCTCCGCAGATATCGCACTTCGTTTCATCCTGCATGTCCATCATACACTCGCGGCAGTACCACTGTTCCGAATCTCCGCAATCATACGATTCTGGATATTTGTTGTTACAGTCTTCGCATACGTTCTCCTGACATTTGGAACAGTAAATTACAACGTCCTGGATCTTGGACTCTTCGCACACATCGCAGGTCATATTCTCGGACATTTTGTTTACCGACGACGAGTTGTGCGTAGCTTTTTTCCATTTTTGCGGGTGCGGCGGCCGCCGTAATCATCGCGGTGAAATCCCCGCTCCTCAAGACCGCTGGCCCAGTCGTGCGGCTTCGGTGCAGCCCGGGGCTTGTTGCGGCCGTGTGAGAGCGACCGCTGCTTGTGGATGTGTGAGTCAAGGTATCCATTGCTCTTCAGCGTCTTGAGTTCCTCCCCCTTGTTTCCGATGAGGAAGTAGTCGGCTGCCCTCTTCAGTTTCGAGGGGGTGTATCCCTTTGACGCATCGACCACCAACTTATCGTCCTCGACATACCCCATCTTACGACCCTTGGCGAGATCCGTGAGGAACTGCCACTTCGTCTTTGATCCAGGGAAATCCTTCTTGTGGAACACGACAGTTTTTCCACCCTGCTCGTCCGCACGCTCGGCGAACCAGTCGGATATCATGCTGAGTTGCTGGACCTTATCTCCTTTTATGGTTACAGTCTCTGCCGTTGATCGTGACAAGGGCATTGTGTTCTATTATACTCAGCCCCTAAAAAACATCAACTATCAATAAGAATGGATGCCTTCGCCCGATGGAGGCAGGAGGTAGATGCCGAACAAGATAGGCTTGAAAATACTGGTGACACCTATTCAGAAGAGGAACAGCTGAGCCGGATAGACACGTATTGGCTCAGTGTGGTTCGTGATATCAGTCCGGATGATCCGGATGGGCCAAGGAAGGTAGGGTATATTCAACGGTTTGCCAACAGGGCCGACGGCGAGTATCCCCTGACGTATGCAGCAGTTCATAATCTTTTACCGGCAGATAATGCCCCATCAATCCCTCGAATGAAAAGGGAGATAGGTGAAGCCGCAGAGCAATTACGTAGGAGGTCCCCTGCGTCTAGTTATGAAGATGATTTATTTGACCTGATTGATAGTAAACTTACGAATTACATATCGGATCTCAGGAAGGACGACCCAAAATACACTGAGAAAAGGGAGTATTTTAAGAGCTTAATATGGTCAGGCAGGGGAATGTTACCCAACGCTGCTGGAACGTTTGAACGAAAGGGGCATGGGATACCATACACAATGGATCGCATCCAGGAGGAAGCGGCGGCGGCGAGACAGGCACTTCAAGGAGGACGCAAGACCCGGCGGCGTCGCAGGGGGCGGGGAGGCAATCCTCCGAAGCCAACGACGGTCGTGGTTTCCAACCCCATCGCCAGTCTCCCCCGGCCTCCCAAGCCCAACCCGGCGGCGGGGACGGGACTGTTTACCGGAGGAAGAAAAAGGAAGCATACCCGCCGTCACCGTCGTCGTTAGTTACTCCTTCCGCTTCTTCATGATGATCGTATACTGGTGATTGTAGCACACGATGGAGCCCTCCATGATCACAGCGGCCCACACTAAATCGTGCTCCTCCTGAAACTCCCTGCTCTTGAACTCTTCCAGCAGACAATGGCCCTTAAGTAAGGGACGAGCCACATCCTTGATCACATTCATTGGCTCGTTGAGATAGTGTGCGAACTCCAGGGGGGTCATGTCCCGCATGAACCAGTAGGAGAGGAGATGAGTATCGTTGTCGTAGTATGCGAACGCAGTTTGGCCACCCATTGTAATTGTTGTATGCCCTGGTTAGGGTTGGGGGTGGACGGATTCGTTTTTATTGAGATTTCCTCGAACGCCAAGCACGTTGAAGTTGTACCAAACTTCTTTTACCCTTATCCCAATCCCATTCCATCATCTCTTCAATAACATATCCAAGGCCTCGTAGACGTTCGGTTTGAGTTTTGGTTTTCTCGTAAAGTTCTCCAAACGTGCATAACGTCCTCGGGTTTATTTCGTCAGCATCAAATCTACGAGGATCTCCATGCCAGAAACTTCCGTGGTATTGGAATCCACGTTTTTGATTAGAAAGAAGGGTTCCATCAAGTGCCATCTTCGTGTCCGGAACTCTAATTTCTCCACCGTTACGGGCATGAGCGATGGGACCTTCGGATACTTGGCGAAATTCGATCCATTCTATTGCCCCATCAGAAGACTGAAATATATTGAATTTTCGCAAATCCCATGGAAAGTCTGGAAACACACGTCGAAGAACATTCATTATTGAATTTCCACAGCGTATGTAAACACTCCATCCATGAGTTCGAAAGCGAAAGTGAGTTGCACGTATCTGGTACAAATCATTAGGACACGTCCACCCCTTTTCGTGCATAAGAGTTTTTACCCACATTGTTACGGCTTCGTCAGTCGACCAGTAACCATTTGGAATTCGTTTAAATTTTAAAGGATCCCATGTTTTTTTGGGATACGCAAACTGAAGAGTTTTAATGATTGAATATCCACACTTACCAAGTAACCCGATACCATTATACGTCTTGAAATCTTCTTGAGAGATTCCATAAAGCTCATCGGTATGTTTCCAGTCCTCCTGCAACATTACGTATTCAAACCAACAACGAGCGTTGTCGTGCGAATGCCAAGTTCGTTGTGGTTTAGAAACGAACATCCAATCTGCAAGGCCCGCACACCCACCAACCACTGATTTTACAAATTTTGATGGAGAGCTATCATAAATTTGTAGAATACCATCACCGCCAAAGTCCTTAATATCTTGTTTTGTTATTTGTAGCCAATCCTTCGGCGACTGATAACCAAGATATGCACCAAGAAGAGATGCAAACTTATGGTGATTTGTGGTGTCATTCCAGTGTCTATATGGAATTTTTGGTAATCCTATCTTCTGCAGATAAAGAGACACCATCCTTATACTCAAAAAGGATTTTGCAATTCTCCATCCGTTTTCACTCCTCTTCGTCTTCCACAATCACCTTCTTCCCGCGAGTGAGAGCAACGTACCACAGGTTCTCGTCTTCTAGCACGTCAATATCCCCGGCAACCCGGACATTCTCATCCTCAAGTCCCTTATACCCGTGAATCGTGTAGAACTTATAGGTGCACTTCTTTGGAGGTACACGATTGTCCTCGATCTCCGATAGCATCGTTTCTAGGTCATCCTCGCTCAATTCCTTGAGGAAGTTCGGAAGATCGTCTTCATACTGGTCACTGTCGAAGGAAAGGCCTTTGCGTATAACGGAATGCTGTCTACGTATTGATTGGACCTTTTCGTCGTATCCGGGGATATACACGTTCTTCATACTGCGTGCAGTCGTGAGTAGAGACCTCCATGTTCGGAAGAGATACGTGTAATTCTGGTCCTTCAGTGCTTCGGAATCATTCGTGAGCACGGTTTCATTCTTGCTCTTGGATACCATCCAGCAGTCTGTGAATCTCTGCCGGATTATTTCACAAGCAGGGTCTCCCACACGGAACGTAGAATAGAACTCAAGAACCAGGGCATTCGGAGGCATGAAATTGAAACCGTTGATGGCCCCACGCCACCCATAAATCGACTGCTTCGGGTCTCCGACAAATATCTTAGGCATCGTCGTATCTCGAAGCAGCATCTGCAGCATCATCATGTCGAAATCCTGGATTTCGTCGATCATCGCCATGTCATAGATTCCTTCCACGTAGTTCTTGAACCATCCCTGATTTAGGGATAACTTGCGGAAGCCGTCAAATGTGTTAAGGTTGTTATTAAATGTTTCCTGCCACAGGGATTTGAGCAGGGGCTTTTCTACTCCGAGAACCTTGTCGCAATATTCACGCGTGGTTCCATAGAATGGCTGCTTGCAGAATTCAGAATACAGCCTGACTGCATCCTTGCGTATAGGAAACGCCTTTCCACGTAGCCACGGTACAAACTCTTGAACATTCTGTGGTCCGAGCGGAGTTATAACTGGTGGATTCTCAAACTTGGCAGTATAGATATCACATAGCAGCTTATCTATCGTCACCGCCTTTACGTTTGTAATCCCCTGCTCAATAAGTTTCTTGTTGATCTCCTCGATAAGTGCCCGGTTGAACGCAGTGTACAGGATCTTCTTGTCCCGATGCTTCTTCGCAAGGTTCAGGAGAGTGGTAGTCTTACCGCTACCCGCTACAGAACGTATGGCTAGAATATCACCCTTCTTAAACTCGTGGTTCTGCACGTACTCCCGGTGGATATCGTCCATCAGATACATGGAACGCTTACATCTGGCATAGATCATGCGTACACTTTCGAGTTCACGTGTAGCAGACTTGAAGTGCGTCATACCTTCTGCAGTAATATTGCACCCGAAGCACGTATCCCGACAAACCTGATCGAAGGTGCACGTATACCCTATCCAGACATTGCGAAGTTTGCCATCCACCAATACACGACAGCTTTCCGCATCTGTCAAATACACCCATTCCCGGCACCCAGTATACAGATATACACTGTGATCTGATCGCACGGCCGCCACTGCCTTTTCCCAGTTGTCGTGTGGAATCTCACAAACGACAAGACCCCCAATCTCAACCTTGCGAATATACTGGTTCTCTACATTGAATACCCAATCAATATCTGATGTCTCGTCGCGACTCCGGATATCTTCTACGGCGATGGGAGAATTCTGGAACTCAATGCCCCTGTTGTGTGTGCGACAATAGGTATCCACAATGTGCTTCGCTGTCTCAGTTTTGCGTAGAATTTCTCGAGTATCCTTCTTCACAAAATCCGACATCATGTTGTGCCAGGTGTCTCCTGTTCGCTCTAGAGTGGCCCTCTCACACTCTACATGGGTGTCCTTTACCGTATTTGGATGGTAGAAGTGCTCGGTATAGTGGTTGTCCGCATTCCTCTGCTGGCGAAACTGGAGCCTGCCGTCACATGTGATACATTTGAAATCGGCATTCTTGTCGATATCAAACTTATAGATATCTATTGGTGTGATAACCTGTTCGCAGTGTATTGCGAAAGCCGGCATATTTATATGAACTAAAAATACTGATCCTTTACTGATTCGTTTTACACACTACTCGGTGCGGAACCTGTGCATCCGCTCCTCTACACACATGTCGTCCCACTCCAGTCGAGACACCTGCTTCTCGCCACTCCGCAGACTGCCTACCCAAACACCCGCCTTTCCTCCCTCCTCGGACCACTCATTCTTGATCCAGCAGGATGGATATTTGGAGAGCAGTCCCTCAAGCATGTCAAAATCGGGGCTCCAGCGGCTCCACAGCTTCATATACACGCCCTCCTTGCCCTGTTCAAAGATCTTGATTGCCCCCTCTGGGATATCCTTGAATCCGTGCATGATATTGTAGAGGTCAGGGACATTGGCGGTAATCGTCAGGTGGTTCCAGCAGTCGTTGGGCATTTTATAGAGTAGTATTCTAACCACTTAAATATGACTGGCTATTTCTCATATTTTCGAGGCCTCCCCTTCTTTATTGTTCCTTCCCTCCGCTGCTTTGATGTACGCTCTGCATGACATATAACGCAGACGAGATCGCACTTTGAAATTTCACGATAGAACGTTTCATCTGAACTTCCTAACATTGCTGAAACGTTTGCAGTCTTATCTGCTGGATTTCGGTGATCCCAGTGAAACAGAGCACGAGTTGCTTCAGTAACCTGTCTTTTACAGTCCATACACTCTCCGCGATCTAGAATTGCTTTGAGTAATCTTTCTTTCCCTGATGCCTGTCTTGGAGCTAGGATTACGAGCATTCGTCTAGAATGACACGACTTACATGCACTCTTAGTCGACACATAGAAATCGTCTAAACTCTTCGTCTCTTTACAAACTTGACATTCTCGTGTCATCTTTTCTGTATCTGTTGAAAAAGACTGATCCTTTACTGATTCGTTTTCAACTCTCACTCCTCCCAATTCCGGTTACTGCTCCAGGGATTGTATCCCCCATCGGTCAGCTGGCACCCGTACAGATCGTGGGTCGGGGCCCGATTGTAACTATACCCGTAATACGAGTTCATCTGACGGGCAATGACCGTCTCCAGATTGGGATATGACCACGTCGGGACCGTCGTCACCTGGATCGTCTCCGGTGGCGGGTTCTGGGGCCGGGCCGCCCTCGCCGCCGCCCGCCTCGCCCGCGTCTCCAGCTTCTTGGCCTGATCATTCTCAAACTGCTTACAGCACGTGCACGGCTTTCCCCATATCCACTGGTTACGACGAAGAAGGTATCCCATCTTGGTTTCTATGCTACTGAAAAAGACTGGGGTAGGCTGGATCCGTTTTTACCTACCTTTTAGCGAGGGTTCGAGATCACGAGGTTCTTTTCCTGGTCGAAGAAGAACGCACACGCATCGAACCATGAACCTGCCTCCTCGTCCATGAGTTTCAGGGAGTAGTTTACCATCTTATCGCTCACCCAGACAAGATGGTTCAGTTCAGTAGTACTCAGCCCTTCCAAACACTTGCGATTCCACTTCACAAATTCAGCATAGCACTTTTCCTCATAATACTCGAGGCGGAGAGGGTAGGTCCAGTAAGCCTTCCCCTTCTCCTCGATTTGTTCGTCAGTGAGCTCCAGAGGGCGGTGGATCTTGAGGGGAGAGAGGAGCTCTGGGTACATTTCCTCATACTCCATACGGTTGAACCCATGAATCTCCATAACATTCAGCATCAGATCATCAATAATCTTGGTGGTAGTGCTCATCTTGGTTGTTGGTATTTACTTGGCTGGTATGCTACTGAAAAACTCCGGGTCTGAGCTTATCCGTTTTGATCTTCATCTCCAATTGTCCGAGGTGTCGCAGTCTCCAATACCTAGGATATCGGGATCGTGGCCTTCCTCGTACAAGGACCGATGTTCGGCCCACCATTTCTTCGCAATTTTTTCGCTCGCTTCCTCTTCATACTGCTCTTCAAACGTCTTCCTTTTCGGAGAAGGCGTCTGTTCGGGGCACCGTCGTCGGGGACTCCAGCACCATGATGTATTCGATTGACGCGACCCCATTATTTATTTGAGTTCGAGGAAACGTACCAGATCGTCATTGGACGTGATTTCCGTGAGATGGTCCTTGATCTTGGAGTACCAGCACCACCAGCCCTCATAACTATCTTCGGCCTTATTGCCGTGCTTGGTGATCTTTCCGTCCTCCATCATCTTGAGGACATCGGGTTTGCTAACCGCCCAGAACTTGATGCTGTCATAATAGACTCCGCACAGGAGAAGAAAGTCCCAGGGGTGCTTGGGCTCGATGTGGTCCCACATGAAATCGCCGTGGGCGTACAGCCCGCCGGACTTCTGCTCGCCCAACTTCTGTGTACCGTCCGCGAGAACTGCCAGGAGATCGTGCCCTGAGTGCCCCTTTCCAGTCTTGCGTTTCTGGAGAATGGGGAATCGATAGCGGGCAAACCGCTCGCACTTGGTACCCAATGCCGCACCGCCGCCCAAATTGATAAATGCCATGATCTCGGGGATTGCACCCGCCTTCTCGTACCGCTCCTTCTGCGACACGTACTTACGAACAACCTCGCTATCGGATTCCAGGAACGCTCGGATCATCTCAGTCATTCTTGGTGGAGATATACTTCTACTCATCGCTTAGTCTCTAAATAGGTTCTAAGCGATGAGTGATTCGTTTTGTCTTACTTCTTCAGTGTCCGCCGAGTCCTGCGTCCGGCCTTCCGGGTCTTCTTTCCCCGCCGGCGACGCCCCCGCCCAGCCTTCTTCGTCTGCTTCTCGAGTGCGGCCTTCTTTTCACGCTCAACAGTTGCCGCCGACCACCCTTCTTCCAGTCCCGTAGCCTCGGCCGCATGACGAACGGCATCGGCCGCATCAAGATCCTTCACCGGGTACGCCGGCGAGTACGGAGGAGAGGTGGGATCTAAACGGGCCCGTTTACGAGGCGGGGTTCCGGGGCTCCACGTTAGCACTGCTGAATCAACTTCCATTCGTATTATGTCTATCCGAGATTAAACGTCAACGTCGTCCTCGATCTCAAAGTCGTTCCGATGCCACCGCGTCCGACAGATTTTCTTGTAATGTCCTGGACGCCCGCACCGATAACAGTTCAGATCGGTGTGGATATTTGAATGACCATACATCTGGAGATACTGCATGTAACACTGGATTTCGCCATCTGGTGTCACGTTCCTGATAATTTTGTCCACTCGCTTCACAGGGTACTTGTCGGTGTTCGGATCCTTAGTCTTTCCCAGAAGATGGTCGTCAATTTTTTCATTGATGTCTTCGGAGTCCTCGCACCTCCCAATAAAGTAGTGGCCCTCGGCCAGTTCGAGGATGTAAATGTGGGGCATTGATATTGATATACCCTCTCAGAAAATTACAACAATTCGTTTTATAATGAAAAAACTGGGTTGACCATGTATCTTACACAACACTAATGTTCGACGCAATCCTCATCCCGCTATCCCGCAGAAGTGCAATCGCATTATTCACATTTTCCGCCCGGCTCCGAGCCACCTTCATTTCGATATTCACTCTATAACTATTCCAGCCCCGATCCTTGCACAGCTTGAGAGCTGTGCTTGCAACACACGTGACAACAGAGAACTCCGAGTTTGCGGCAAGACGCTCCTTCTCGAATACTAGGGTGTTGATTCCATTCTCTGTCTTAACTTTCATTGTACCAGAGCCGATGACCTTGATGAATACGGGGGGGATGTCCTCGTCCTTCACTACCACACCTGCGTTCGGGTCAATCGGCTGAGGGGGTGCGGGCGGTGCGGGAAGAATAGGAGGTTTACTACCCGCCAAGAATCCGGCTGGCTTATTCGTCTTGATGAACTCCTCGATACTCGAGAGGAGCTTGCTTGGGACAAAGTCCGTCTTGATCGTTGTGGGCACCGGTGTCTTTGTGAGATCCCATTTATCTAGGCTCCCACCTACTGGGGTCATCTGTGCGACAACAATGCGGCGTTGATGACCGCCATGCTTACCTGCACCGTATACAGTGTTGAGAGGAACGATCCGAATGGGTCTGTCTCCAAGGCACTGGATGAGAATACCAGCTGCAGCATTCATCTTGGTTGCACGCCCGTAGTTTGTGAATGATGCCAGGTCCTCATCTGTGTTGTTCATGCACATTTCGTAGAACCTCATTTTAATCTCACACTCGTCCTTGATAGTCTGGATTGCTTCGTAGCGGTTAACCTGGGGCGACGACTCGAGAACGCTCTCAAGTGTCTTCCATGGAGCATCGGGCTTTGACATGCTCCACTTTTCTACACCTGCGGAATCTAGAGTCGTAATCGTGAAGGACATCTTATCAAACATGCGTTGAGGGAATCGGACGCACATGATCTCCTTGATGTGGGCACGGAATACATCGCATGCCTTTTCCGGGTCCGCACACGCCTTCGGAAATGAGTCTGATGCGATTCGGAACTCCTCATAGTATCCATGATCGTCAACGCTATCCCACGGGCACTCTGACTCATTGATGCCGCGGTCCCAGGCTGTGAGTCCGTCCTTCGTCCACGGACCCTTGAACCCCTTCGCACTTAGCTTCCCAGCGGGTTTGTATGCGATAAGGAATGGGAAGTCACTCTTATCACTGTCGGCACGAATACGAGCCATGCGGTGACCCTGCCCGTATACGCTCGTGCCAGTGCCCACCTCGCTTGAAGGATTCTGGATACGCGATCCGTCAGCAACCCCGTCTCCATCATCAAGGTAAGTTGCATCGAAGTAGCCGTTCTCACCCTGTTCTAGCGTCAATTCAATATGCTTGGCACCGTGTGCCCAGCTGTCCTCAACATACTCTGACAGCAGGAGAACCAGATTAGGATCGTGATACATGTCGGTCATCGACTGAGCCCAGGTGCCGCGAATGCTGGCCGGAATATCGAAACCCTTTGGAGCTGCCATCTTATTGTCTTATATGCTTATAATCTTATAACGTTATAGCCGATCCGTTTTGAACGCACGTTTTTGGTTTTTGTCAACTCCGATATCGAAGTTCAAAAAAACAAACTCTTACACCCGCCGGGAACCGAACCCGGGTCACAACCTTGGAAGGGTTGCATTCTACCACTGAACTACAGGTGTTACTTGCGGGGAAGGGGATTTGAACCCCTGAGGATTACTCCACGAGATCTTAAGACTCGCTCATTAACCAGGCTTTGATATCCCCGCTTATCCCACGTATGACTGAGGGCGGGCCATTTAAATCCCTTATCATAAATCAAATGAACGTATACAACCTGACATTCAAGTATATTGTTGCCAGCCAGGCAGTTCTGTGGACAGGGTTTTTACTACACCATTCAACCACATCGGCACACCGATACGGCAGGTGTAATTGCGTTTTAAATCGGTTTGATAAACAATGAAGACGCTGTTTGTTTGTATGCTTCTCGTGATTCTTCTGGTCGTTCTATTTTTCAAGTACGTCCGGTTATCACATATCACGCGTTTGACCGAATGGACTGGCCGACCGCTATCCACCCGCACAAAGTCTGAGGAAGCTATGCTTCCCCCAGGGTGGAAAAAAGGAGAAGTATTCGGTAAAGACTGACCTTTGAAAGAGCTTAAGCTGTTGTGTAGTAGTTATTTAATTAAAATGACCTTTTATAGCCAGTGTAATCAGGATTCGTGGCTTCAGGAAAATGTCTTCCGAGGGTTCAAGAATGGCACCTTTATGGATGTGGGTGCCCACGATGGTATTTTCATAAATAATACACTCTATTTCGAGAGAACGCATGGATGGTCCGGAATCAACATTGAACCTATTAACGACGTGTTTTCTCGTTTAGTTGACAATCGTCCTAACTGTATCAATCTCAATTGTGCAGTCAGCACTATAAACGGAAAGGCTGAATTCATTATGAACACGGGGCATACTGAGATGATTTCGGGCCTGAAGGATCAGTACGATCCTCGCCATCTTCAGCGTCTGAACCGCGAATTATCGATGCATGGAGGATATAGTAAGGTTGTTGTTGTTGATACGAAGCGTATAGATACTATCTGCGAAGAGAACGGAATTACGCATATTAATTACCTATCGATTGACGTTGAGGGTGCAGAGTATGATGTTGTTAGGTCTATCAATTTTGATAAGATCTTTATCGATGTTATTGGGTTTGAGAATAACTACGAAGATACCAGTTTTCCAATTGTTGAGTATTTGCGTTCAAAGGGTTATGTGCTTATTCGTGCCTATACTGATATTTTTATGATTCATCGTTCTTCTCGGTTTGTCGACCCGTTTAAATCCCTTCTGTAAACAATGTCTGAGACCAAAGAGGAACAATCTGAAACGTCATCCGGTCTTCAGTGGACTCCATCTATTGACCACATGCTAGCCAACTGGTGCGATCAGGCTAAATCGTTTGAGTGGATGAATACTGAAGCATACTCTCGTTATTCGGTGCGGTCTACGGCTATGTCCATCACTGTTAATGTCGCGATTGCCCTCAGCGGAGTCGCCAACTTGATTGTGGGATCCTCACAGTTATCCGACACGGGCGTTCCTCCGACAACCATTCTAGGATGCGTGTCTATTTTTATCAGTATCATCAGTATGCTGGAAGATAAGTTTGACTGGATCACGATGGCGAATAATTTCAAGCAGGAGAGCGTGCAGTGGAGCAATGTGTCTCGCAAATTAGAGGAACAGCTGGCAGTCCCCCCTGCTGGTCGTAAAGATTGCTCGACCTTCCTGAAATATATTAAGCAGGATATCAACACGGTCTCGGCCACAAACTATATGATACCGAAAGATATACGGACGAAGTGTATGGAAAAATTCGGAAAGATCCCGAACTTTGATGTCCCCGATATCTGCGGACAGGTGGAGCATACATCCATATACGTTGAACAACCCACGTCAACGCTCCAGGTTCCTCTTCTCATACCCAATACAATAAGGGCTAAGAATGCAGACCCAGACGCCGATGCTCCTCCTGGAGTCGTACACGAGGCAAAATCAGCCTGACAATTTCGGGGAACGGCTCGTGTACTACCGTATGGTGGAGCGTATGCTCTACTGGATGGATACCCGCAAGATCCGTGAACCCCGAGTTTTCCTGGAGCAGGAGGGAAGGGAGTATGGGGCTCTCATACAGTTCCTGGAAGATACGCTGGGACAGGAAAATCTCCGGCTGGAAACTGACCTCTTCCGTCTGTGCTGGGCTGCTCGTCAGCCTTAAACGTTGACTTCAATCATCCTCCTACGATTCTTCTTCGTCTGTCGGGTCTCCGAACGACGACGAATGATAACACTCACACGTCCGCCTCCTCCTCCTCCTTGAGTGTTTGTGTACCCTGGTAATTGGAGTAGTTCATCGTAGTTAAAACTTTCGTCCAGTGGTTTCCTTTCAACATTCAGTAGTTCATTATCATCGTATTGAGGTGGTGGTGCAGGAGCGGCGGCACTAGGCATCCTAGAAACAGCCGCATCATCATCGTATGTAATTCTATCGGTCTCTCCAGACTTTTGCGGTCCAAGCTGTCCAGGTTGCCATACTAATTGAGGTTTCTTATACTTAGGTTCTGGAATCTGGTCTTTAAGGGGAAGATGCAGTCCATGTTTAAAATCTTCCCCCTCTGTCGGATTAGCTTCAATATATGGAACAACTAATCCCCACCATTCTACGTTTTCACGAAATGGTTTTCGATTGATTACCTGTAATCCTTCGGTATACAGTTTATCTCTCTCTGAATTCAGAAGAACACGAAGTTCATTAAGACCTCCTACGATATTTGTACTTTGTTCATATAACCATTCACGAACTGTTTTATTTGAAGGACTCTTAAACTCTGTATACGGTATATTCACACCAGGATCGTCGCGAGCAACCGTCTGAGTAGGACGAGGATTTACATACTGAGAAGCAACTGCTTGTTTAAAGTCTTCCATCTTATGAATGCGATACATAACGCCATTTCGGTAATGTGTAGCCCCTGTTCCAGTCATCCGTGTAACTTGGGATCCCCAATAATAGAAACGATTTCCTGATAGAAGGCCAGAAATAGCTTTCGTACTCGAATCGCGTTTTCGAACACTCATAAGAAGCCTTTTCAGATACCCGTCCTCTGATATACCTGTAGGTGGTCTATTTACTCCCGCAATCCTAATAAAATTTACTTTGAACTCTCCAAATGTCTTAACCCCAAGAACACTTTCCAAGAATAGGTCCTCACTCTTTACATAATTACAGAAGGCGTGAGCGTTTCCGTATAGTGTTTTAATACGTTCAAACTGATCAGCACTCATTTGTCCGTTACGTTTTGAAAGTTTCTGATACATCAACTGAAAATAGTGTGCTGCTTTGATTGGAAGTTTATGTTCACAACTTGCTCTGTCAAGGCTTGGCTGAGACATGTATGTATTTAAATCTTTCGTATCAACTCCATTTGTTTTACCCGTTCCTTCAACTTCATACATATTCATCGCAAATCCACAAAGCCAACATATTTCGCCAACAACATTTCCCTGTGTTCCCAATACTCCCTCACACTGTTCTGGTACAGTTCCTTCTTCAAACAATGAACGATCTGCCCCCTTAAAATCTGGACGAAGACGTTTGATAATTTCTGTAACTGAGTCCATTGCGGCCGTTATACCTTTTTTACCAGGAGTCATGACTGTATAAACGATCTGTTCAGCAATTCTTTTCTGCTCTGGAGTACGTTTGAGATCATCAAGTGTTAAATCGGTCCTTCGACGCTGACGAGCAGGACCTTCGGTTGGCGTCGGATTTCTCCCCCGTTTTTTTCCAGTCCCGCCTCCCTCTAGCGTATTGTCTAGAATCTTTGGTTCACCCTTCGGATTTCCGTACTCGTCCAAAAATGTACGTGTAATGATTTCCTCTCCATCCTCCGTGGTCTCCATTAAATCTACATACTTTGGAGTAAACATCTCATCATCTTTTGTTGTATACGAAAGTTCCCGAATAAGAGCGTCTGTCCAATCGTCTTCAGGATTTGGGGTTTCATGTATCGCAGCCAATCGTCCTACATCTTCCTTTTTGAGTTTTTTTCCGAGTGGGATTCGAATAGCATCTGATTCAACGGTTGAATACCCACGATCTTCTTCTTCATCGCCAGGTCCACCCCCTTCCATCTCCACATCCATCATTGTTCCGGATACTTGATTATCATCAATCAGGGTGCCAATCACCTTCCTGCGTCTATTCTTCTTCGTCTGTCGGGTCTCCGAGCGACGACGAATGGTAAAGCGGAGACGACGACCACCAGCACCGGCGAGTGGCGGGAGGTTCGGGAGTCTGTTGAGAGCGATGAAATTGTCTACTGTCAAAACCGGGGTAGTAGCCAAACTATGAGCAGATGCGACAATTTCCCGCTGTTTAACGGGATTATCATTGAAATACTGGCAAACTTCGGCCATCCTGCGATGTATTTCTTCAAACCTTCCCCTGATCCAGTTCCAGGCCTTATCGCGGCTTACATCCTGCGGGATATTAGCGGCCTGCAATGATTTCATAGCTGCCTTTAAAGATCCTTCATTATTGACAGAAACAAGGATTGCGGCCTCTCGTAGATTCAGTTCCCAATCTGGGGATATAGGCAGGAGATCCAAGACTCCTACATTTTTACCAACCAGCCAGGTCAGATCATCCATATTGAGTGTTGAAGCAACTCCAGGATCGTCAGCAGCGACGTCGGAAGCATACTCCACTGCAGCTCTCGCCAAATTATGGAATTTGCGTTCTCCGACACTTGCGATAGAAGTGAAATGCTGCTGACTGATAGATAGTTTTACGTATTTGCCGCACGCACCCCTTTCTGGAACGCCAACCCTTTTTAGCGAGAAAAAGTGAACTGCCTGACCACGGTCGGGAGCGGGAGCGGCAGCGGCAGCGGCGGCTGCAGGGGCTTCTTCGCCACCATCAGAATCAGAATCAGAAGGTTCATCGTCTTCTCCACCACACCGAGGTGCTTTTTGAGTAAGATCAGTTATCCACGGGGTTCCGCATGGATCGTTTTCATCACCTCGTGGTCTACTCCAACGCGGATCAAGAAGAGCAGATGCGGGCCAATCCACATTTGGAGCTTGCGGCAGGGCAATTGCAGGGTTATCGTGTCCATACGTTGTCGGAATACCCGGCCACGGAGGCAGTCTACCGTCTAGAGGACCAGTGAATACTTCCTTTCCCTTTGTTATCCTCGTCGAAACGAGGAACATAAGAATGTCGACGATGATATTTTCATTGTTCGGTTTAAATTTTAGACTGCCCCCTTCCCAGGATGCCTTGAGGTAAAGACCGTTGTCCTTGATGCCGTTACAGAGTTTACAGCTGGAATCATACAGCAGTGTTTTCGTAGCCGGGGATGGGTCTGGAATTAAGTTGTTAATGAGTGTCTTCGTGAAAAACATGAATGGGGCTGGAAGGACATGTTCGCACTCGAAATTGTTGTCAGGACCACAGACAGACGCTTGCATTCCGGCAGGTGCTCCTGGAAGAGCCCCCCCTGCTATAGGGACTGGATTTCCACACAGCCAGCACTTTCCCTTGTTTCTCATTGGATCAGGAACCTGCCCGCACTGTGTTCCGGCATTAGGTTTTTCCCACCTGCTTCGCTTCAGTCCTAAGAATGCTGGGAACTTCTTGATAGATAACACCTGCTGAACAGTCTCTGCTACGTTTCCCGCTCCTCCCTGTAGTATTGCTCTCTTACCCGCATCAATATAACTAGCATATTGAGATGAGGAGGTAGCATATGCATCCCTAATTGCATCTTGTTGAGCACCAGCAGGTGCAGACCTCGCACGCGATCGCGGCCTTGGAGCCTTGCGTGAACCCAGGGATCTTCCACGACTACGAAAATCAACTTTAGCAACAACTTCGGCAAACGCAGCGTCTATACCTCCTTCCACACCACGCTTTGGCCCTGGTGGAGGAGCTACTATACCGTCTAAAAGAGCTTGTCGGGCTGCTTCCATTTCAGCATCGGTTCCAATCGCAGTTCTACGCCTTTTACGCTCTTCATTTGCCGCTTGGGCTGGAATACGCACTGCCGGTGCGGCATTAGGAGGAGGAGGAGGACCAGGCGGACGGTTCCTTCTCATTCCACCACTCGTCGCTTCTTCTTCTTCATATTTTTCATCGTTAACTTCGTCGATCCCTGGTTCAAACACGGGATCATATATAATCTTGAAAAGCTTCATATTCCCCGATGGATCAAAAAACAGGTTCAGGATCTCGTCTTTGTGTGCATTGATATTCGGAACAGTAATTGGTGGTGGTGCAGCAGGGGCAGAACCGCTATCAGAAACATCTCCAGATCTAGGAGCTGAAGCTGAAGCAGAAGCAGACCCTGGAAACAACGCAGCGATAGGAGAGACAGGAGATCTATTAGAAGAAGCGACAGCAGATGGACGACTCGGTGTTCCAAAAATTTGTGGAGCGTCTGGCACCGATGCTGTGGGTGCTTGACTAATACCGGTCGCCGGTGTACCCGTTGTACTGCCGTCGGTTTTTTCAGGGGGCGGAGTAGGAGTCCCAGACATCGTTATTCATAACCCAGAAACATTCGGTGAGAACGGATCGTAAAAGATATTACGGGATAGTCTAATAAGAATACAATGTCCGTTGTAGGCGTTCAGTTTGGGATCACTTCTCCGGAAGAGATCCTCCGGCGGTCGGTGGTGGAAGTTATCACCGACAAGACTCATCAGTCCAATAATCCAGTCCCCGGCGGCGTCTTTGATGCCCGGCTCGGTGTTATCGAGAGCGGCAAGGTCTGTCCCACCTGCAAACACACCAACCTCCAGTGCCAGGGCCATTTCGGCCACATCACTCTTGCCCGCCCAGTCTACCTCTACCAGTTCCTTGACTTCACCATCAAGGCCCTCAACTGCGTGTGCGTCAACTGCTCCAGCCTCTACATCGCTGGACAAGACGGGTTCTCCGAGGATGTGTACCTCAACTCCGAACTGAAGGGCATGGAGCGTCTTTCCGATATCCGCAGCCGGTCTGTAGACTATATCGGTAAGAAGTCCAAGGCCGTGTCCCCTTCCTGTGCCACCTGCGGAACCCAGATGATCAAGAAAGTCGAGAAGATTCAGGGTACCGTATGTACTCTCCAGGGTAAGTTGGCGGGCAAGGATGAGGAGACTCTAGTCCCCCTCCAGTCCGAGATGGTTCTCCGCTGCTTCCAGCGTATGACGGACAATACCGTCAAGATTCTCGGATTTGATCCCAAGTACTCCCACCCTGCGTGGATGGTGTGCACAGTCCTGGCGGTTCCTCCCCTCACCGTGCGTCCCCCAGTTGTGATGGAGGATAATCAGCGGATGGACGACGATCTGTCCCACGTCCTCATCAACATTGTTCGCAGCAACCAGAAGCTCCGTGAACTCATTACCGCCGGCCAGTCCCGCGAATACATTCAGAAGCACACTGAACTGCTGGAGTACGATGTCGCGACCTACGTGGACAACGACATCAAGGGTATGGCCCCCGCAGCCCAGCGTTCTGGCCGCCCCCTCAAGACTCTGAAGTCCCGTCTCGGTGCCAAGACCGGTCGTGTGCGTGGTAATTTGATGGGCAAGCGTGTCGACTTCTCCGCCCGCTCCGTCATTACGCCCGATGCCAACATTGATGTCGATGAATTGGGTGTACCTGAAGAGATTGCGTCTAACCTGACCAAGCCCGAGATTGTGACCCCCTACAACCGCGATCGCCTGATGATGTACGTCAAGAACGGTGTGAAGTACCCCGGTGCCAAGTCCGTGTTTCTCAAAGAGGAGAAGCGGATGATGTCCCTCAAGTACGTGAACCCCGACATGATCGATCTCCACGAGGGCGACGTCGTTCACCGCCACATGATCGATGGCGACTACGTGCTCTTCAATCGCCAACCTTCGCTCCACAAGGGTTCGATGGAGTGCCACCGAGTTAAGGTCCTACCCGGCTCTACGTTCCGCCTGAACGTCTCCGCCACCAAGCCGTACAACGCCGACTTTGACGGCGACGAGATGAATCTCCACCTCCCCCAGTCCGTGGCAGCCGAGACCGAGCTCCAGCAGTTGGCATCTGTCCTCCGTCTCATCGTCAGCCCTCGCGAGAACGCCCCGATCATTCAGATGGTCCAGGATACGCTCACCGGCTCCTACCGCATCTCCAACCCCGTGGTGCGTGTCCCCGAACACATTTCGATGAATATCATGGCCAAGCTCCGTCGTCCGATGTCCTCGTTCAAGCGTACGAACGAGCCACATACCGGCCAGGAACTCATTTCTGCGGCTTTCCCTCTCATGAACTTCAACGGTCGTGTCACGATCAAGGACGGCCAGCTCGTCAAGGGTCTGCTGAAGAAGGGAGCCTTCAACACTACGTCCGAGGGTGTGCTGCACGTCCTCTTCAACGATTTCGGTCACCAGCGGTGCGGCCAGTTCATCAACGAGGTCCAGGCCATTGTCACCAAGTTCAACCTCTATACTGGCTTCTCGACTGGGGCATCGGATCTCGAGTCAAATAAGGAGACTACGGAGTTCGTGGCTAAGGTTCTCGCGGAGGGACGCAAGCGGGTACAGGAGATCCTCACCGATGTCCATGCCGGCAAGTTCTTCAACAACAGCGGTCGTGCGGACGGCGAGGAGCTGGAGAACCAGATCAGTAATGCGTTGAAAGATATCTCGGCCCAGATCACGAAGCAGGTCACAGATACCCTGCCTCCCACGAACCGGCTGGTTCAGATGGTCGAGTCTGGTGCCAAGGGGTCCGGCCTCAATATCACCCAGATGATCGCAGTCCTGGGTCAGCAGATCGTGGACAGCAAACGTATCCAGTATACTCTCCAGGACCGCACCCTGCCCCACTTCACCAAGTACGATGACGGCATTGAGTCTCGCGGCTTCGTTGAGTCCTCATTCGTCCAGGGTCTCCGCCCCGCCGAGTACTTCTTCCACGCCATGGGCGGTCGCGAGGGTTTGATTGATACCGCTGTCAAGACTTCGGACACAGGCTATATCCAGCGTCGTATGATGAAGACGATGGAGGATATGCGGGTCGAGCACGATGGTACAGTTCGCAATAACGGCGGTCTGATTATCCAGTACCGCTACGGCGAGGACGGTGTGGATTCCACGCAGGTAGAGTCCCAACCTATCAACCTCGGTCTCATGACGCTCGAGGACATTTACCGGATGTTCGGTCTCTCGGTAGAAGAGCTCCAGCCGTTTCTGACTGAGACGATTACCGAGACACCCGATCTGGTAGACGAGCTGGTGAAGGACCGCGATATGCTGGTTAAGGAGGTGTTCCTGTACCTCAAGAAGGATTCGGTCCTCTCGCCCGTGCACCTCAAGCGGGTGATCGAGAAGTACTACAATCCCTACTCCACCAAGACCGATCTAACGCCGCAGTACATTGTGGACGAGCTCACCAAGCTCATGAAGGAGTCCTGGATGGCTCCAAATCGCGTATTCCACTGCCTCCTCCGCTTCTACCTTGCTCCCCGCCGGTGTATCCTGGAGCACCGCTTCACCAAGGCTATCTTCGACGAGGTTATTCGCGAGGTGCGGTACAAGTATATTAAGAGCCAGGTGCATTCCGGCGAGATGGTAGGTGCCCTGGCTGCCCAGTCGGTCGGTGAGCCTACGACGCAGCTGACCCTGAACACCTTCCACTCTGCCGGTACAGTCAAGGCCGGTGCAACGGCGGGTGTTCCGCGTATCCAGGAGCTCCTGGGTATTTCCAAGAGCCCCAAGAAGCCCCTGAACTTTGTATACTTGACTCCCGCTGACGGTGACAGTCTCGATCGGGCGATCATGGTTGCTCGCGAGCTCCAGAAGACGACGGTACGCGACATCACCAAGTCCGTGCGGATGTACTACGACCCCTTCCCGCTGACAACTGATACGGTCGTGTCTGAGGACCGTGATATCCTTCAGCGGTTCCAGCAGTTCTCGACTGCTAATCCGGTAGACTGTGCGTCCAAGTGGATCATGCGGCTCGAGTTTGACGAGACGGAGATGGCTGCACGCAATGTCCTTGACCCTGTAGCGATTCAAGACAAGATGGGCCAGGCGGGTCTCCACATCCTGCAGTGCGTCTACTCTGACGCCAACTCCGACAAGCTCGTGATGCGGATTGTGTTCCCTGACGATGTAGTGAAGAATCTCCTGTCCCTGCGTTTCCTCGAAGAGCGGGTTCTCGATGTCGTCATCACCGGCATCGACGGCGTGGGTCGCGTGATCCCTCGCGAGGTGAATCGTGAGCTGGTGTGGGACGAGAAGGCGAACTCGTACGTGTCCAAAAAGCAGCACATCCTGGACGTCGAGGGTGCCAATCTGTACGAGCTCCTGGGCCGCGACAATGTCGATCCCACGCGTACATTCAGCAACCATATCCACGAAGTCTACGACGTTCTCGGAGTCGAGGCTGCTCGTCAGGCTCTGCTGGACGAGTTCGCTGAAGTGTTTGCCGAGGCTTACACGAACTACCATCACATGAGCGTGCTAATGGATGCTATGACATACCAGGGCCGTCTCGTCTCAGTCAACCGTTTCGGAATGTACATGCACGACAATGGCGTGCTGGCGAAGTCGTCGTTTGAGGAGACGTCTAAGATTCTATTCAATGCTGCCGTTTCCGCCGAGTTTGATCCCATGAAGGGCGTGTCGGCCAACATCATGTTCGGCCAGAAACCCCCTTGCGGCACTGGGTTTGTAGACATCCTGCTGGACGAGACCCGTCTACCCGAGGGCACGGACGAGGCGTTCGTGGATTATGGTGACCAGATCAAGCAGAAGGTTGATGCGGCGTATGCGGGCGGAGACTCTGAGTGCAAGATCGAGGATATCTCGATGTGGTAAGGGTAGTTTAGAGGTATCCTATCATAGAAGAATAAACGCCGAGCAATTTTTACGTTTGGAAGAATTGCTCGATCTTACATGTCCGAAAAGAGCCAGTACGGACAGAGAGTGATCTACGAGGTGGTACAGAAGCTTCACGAGTTCCTGACGCCGTACAGCCACATACAGTATGTCAAGACGCGATACCACGGGAACATGCTGATCATGGACGAGGAAGTCCAGTATTCGACGCTGGACGAGCACAGATATCACTATCTGCTGACACAACCGCTTTTCACCCAGTGCCGGAACATCCTGATTCTGGGGGGAGGGGACGGATTGGCAGCTCGAAACCTATACAAATCCCCGTACACTTCAAGCATTACAATAGTCGACTGGGACCGCCAGTTCGTGAGCTTCGCGATGACCAAACTCCCCGAGAACTGTGGCTCGCTTCTGAACCCTCGGACAACATACATCTCCGAAGACGCACTACAGTTCGTAAAGACGACTGAGAATCGGTACGACGGTATCATTATTGATCTCCCCGATCCCGACGGCGATGATATGCAGACTCTTTACTTTGATATCCTGGAGCAGCTCCCTGGGATTCTGAATCCCAACGGTATCGTGTCTGCTCACGTGGGCCCGGTTTCACTATCTGAGGATCACCCGAACTGGGTGTTCATCAAAGAGTGTAAACATCTCATGAAGGAACTGTTTAAGGTTGATCCAGTTTTCGATACAGTGTACGTCCCCACGTTTTCACACGAGTGGGGCTTTCTGGCATGTTATACGGATCTGGCCAGGAAGTTTGACAGATTTAAGATCGAGAACGATGTCTACGACATGTTCAAGAAACTGTAGGCGTTCAGAGATGCCCGTTGCGGGCAGCAGCGGCCTGACGAGCGGCGGCCGCGGCCTCGCTGGAGGCAGCACCGTACACCATCGCCGATCCTACAGTCTGGTTGCCTCCGCGGTGTCCACGCCGATGACGACCCGCCTTCTTCGTGCTCCGGCGACGGCGGCCACCAAACGCGGCAGGGGCATCTCCGCTCTTCGCGAACGTTCCGTTGACACCCACAGCCGTACCGGGGGCGACGGACGGCTCGGCGTACGGCAGCTGGGCAGGCTTGCCATCCGACGAAGGAGCAAACGCACCTCCACGGCGGGAACGACGGGACCGGCGTCCTCCCCGGAGGAGTTCGGATCCCGTGCTCTGGTACGTCGCATCGGACATAGACGGCCAACGAGACATTCCGTCTGGGAGGTCAGAGTTAGTGTACGGGCCACCAGTGAATCCGTACGCGGTTCCACCGACCTTGGCCTTGCGGGTACCACGACGACGACCGCCCATCGGGCCCATCTGGCCCATCAGCGTGCCGCCCTTCTTCCATGTCTTCTTGGCCGCCTTCATGGCGTCGCCGAGCGACATGCCGGGTTTCTTGTGCTTCATAACGTGCTGGATCCAAGTAGCCATGTCTATTTGTTTCATTAGTTAGACTTTATTGTGTAGTCGTACATGGGCGACTTGATCTGCTTCGGCTGGAACGAGACGGCGGCAGTCTGGGGCTTCGGGTCGGGGTAGGTTGTAGGCTTGTAGCGGAGGGGGTCTGGCTTGATTCCAAACGAGCTTTCCGAGAACGTTCCAGTATAGAGTTCCATAGCGTTATCCAGGCTGCCCCAGCACATAGCTACCCACTGACATCCGTACGAAAAACATATTTCCGCATTTCCGTTGGTAATCGCAGTTGTCTTCATGTCGGGAACCACAAGTGTAATATTACGCTTGTTGAATTCGATAAGCTCTTCGTGGTCGAACGTCTGTGATGCCTGAGTGTACGTCATACGCCGCAACTGAGACGAGACCCAGGACATATTCACCAGCTCGTCCATTCCGTTGCCCTTGATGTTTTCTCCGCTGACGATCACCAGCTTTCCCATGAGGTTGCAGATAGGCTCGACTCCCAGATTCTTGCGTTGGTAAGAGTACTCGGAGTTCAGCATGTTTTTACGGAGGGTGTTCTTCATCGTGTCGGCACACTGGGTCAGTATGGCGTTATCGGACGTGTGGAATACCAACGACAGAATGAAGGGGTTGTTGTATCCCGGAGTCACCGCACTATTGAACGCGGAATTGGCGATGGTTACACAGCAGTCTTCGAACGCAAGAGTATTGTAAGTGGTCATTTTGAGAGTATTGGCATCTGCCAGACCAACTACTGGCTTCTTGTCGACAGCATACACATCCAGCTCAATCACACGAGCACCACCCTTGACAACTTTGGTGATGGCGTCAGTCACAATGTAGGTGTTAATGGTGTTTCCGGGAATGATAGTGTACCCGCTGCTGGATACATAGTAGTCTCCCAGCGTGTTGTTGTTGGGACATCCCAGTGGCTCGGCCTTCGTGAGTTCAGAGTATACTGCGAGAGCCTTAGTGACCGATGCGTCGGGGGGTGGGATATTACTCATACGAACATAGGCTCCGATTGACAATCCTACACCGAGGCATGCAACCGCAATGCACACAACGATCCATAATAATCGAGTGGTGTCCATATTATTTCTTACTACGATGTTGTTTATATTTGAAGAACAGGGGACGCATCATCATCACTACGTCATCTGGAACCTGTTCGTCCATAGGGATTTCAAAGAGGCAGCAGTGGAGGAAGTAGATACAGTACATTCCACACTGGGCGTCCTTGTACTGGTGCCGCAGGGCGTTGTACGATAAGACTGTGGGCTCCGGGAACTTTTTCAAATCATCCAGCTGTTCTTTCCACCGCTGCATCAGACGGGATACTTCCTTCTCGGGTTTCTGGGCATAAGAATCAAAATACGTCATCCGCGGATGTTTCAGATGGTCGCGGAAATCGGCAAATGCCGCGATCCAGTGCTCGCCCGGTCCGTCGCTGGGATCTGTGTTGAACACGATGCCTACACGACGATACCCTTTCTTGTACAGTTCGGAAATCTTCATACTGCACAGGGAGGACACCAGACACTTCCCTGTTTCGTTGTGCATATCGAAATCGATCGGAACCGAACCCGTATAGTAGTAATCGGGGATAAGCTTCATGTATTCCTTCTGAGATAAGTCAATGTCGTCGGATGAAAGCCACTCTGTTGCGTTGGACGCCCAGCTGTCGGGGGCTGCCGGTTTCTTGGCCAGGGCGTGGACAATACATTCGGGGGTTCCAGCATTGCACGCATCCTTCATCCGCCGGGTGATTTCCTGCCACATATCGTCGCCGGCTTTGACCGGCTTTTCGTGCGGGTGTTCCTTATTGTAAGCTATTCTCAGCTTCTCCACTTCCCGTGGGTCCATTATTCAAAACGGATAAGAAACTATACAGCTGAGAAAAGGCATACCCAGGATGGATCAGCGTGACCTTGTCCGTGCAGTGCGTAAGTACCGCAATCTCGACGATGAACTGAAGGAGTTGAATGCTAAGGTGTACAAGCTCCGCGAGGACAAGAAGTTTGTGGAGAACGAGATGAGCGACATTCTCCGCCGTGCCAATTTCCAGAACCTCCACAAGCTCGAGATCCAGGACGACGGCTCATACATCAAGATCCAGCGTCCCGAGACGTGGAGTAAGCCTTGGTCGCTGTCCCAGAAGGAGCTCAAGGATCTTATCACAGGGTTTGTGAACGGCGGTGCGACTGGAAACAAGCCCTGGCCCGAAGAGCTGTTTGATTGGATCATCAAGAGTAAGAAGCAGGATATGGTCTCGAAGGAGTTTGCGTTTAAGCGGTTGATGGCAGTAGATAACAATGACGGCGAAGGAGATACTGATGGGGCAGGTGGGCGACTGGGTCCATACATCAACCCATGAAGAGGAACTGCGTGATCTCTTCCTGGAACTAGAGAATGCCCTTCGTGAAATGGACTTACTGCGAGCGGATTATAAGAAGTACAAAACACTCCACTTCGCCGAGTTCTGTGCGGAGATCTATAGCCTCACGAATGAATGATCTTATGAGCAGTCATTCGCGTCATGTTCCGCACTGTCAGTTGTATGCCGACCGGTGTCCTTTTTGTAATTTGATTGTGCGTGAACAGACAGACGCTTACCTTGGAATGATCGAAGACCTGTTTCGGCCTATTGTGAGCCGGTTCTGGAAGAGGTGGGACGCAGAAGGACTTCCTATCGCGAACAATACAGACGTGGACACTCTAACATTCCGTCTTGCGTTAAGTGCTCTGTCTCGATGGGTTCAGCCAAAGTACCACGATATTCTTGGATTGTCAGAGGAAGAAATTATGAACCACTGGATCGTCGTACAAAAAAGGGGGGGTAAGTAATAATAGATAGAATGGAGAAGTTCGCTACTGACACTGCCCCTAACGGCCCCCACCCTCCCGCCGGCGGAGGCTGCGGATGCACTGGCGGCCGCCGCCGTCGTCATCGCCACACCCGGAAGGGAGGTGTGGGTATGGTTGACGATGCCGTATTCGCGGTTGGAACGTCGTATGCGGCCGATCGGTGGGGCCGCAAGAAGACGCTGGGTGCCCGCCGCCGCCGTCTAACCAAGAAGCGTGGAGGTGCTGGCTTGGTCGACGATGCGATCGTTGCTGGATCTGCCCTGACACTTGCCCACTACTTTGCCAAGAAGCGTGGTGGCAAGAAGCACCTGCCCCGCCGTCTCACGAAAAAGACTCTTGTATAACCTCTACTGGCGGTAGGGGAAACCCGTTGAATTTAGAAGCTGTGACCCACGAGTACGCTCCAATGTTTTTCACTTCAAGGATGTCTGAATCGTCGATATCGCTCGGCAACCACACATCTTCCGCTATTTTGTCGGCTGAATCGCACGTCCTCCCAAAGATCGTGAACTGTTCACAACTTGCCCACGGTTTGCGTGTGATGCAGTTAAATGTGGGTTTGAAGCCATCGAATAAGACCCCAGAGAATAGGCCATATACGGATTCGTTGACCGTTATACATTGTTTACCGTTGGGCAACCGTTTCTTTCCGATGACTGGGACATGGAGGGTACAGCTTTCCTCCGCAAAGAAACGGCCCGGCTCGGCAATCACACGCTTGAACGGAAGGGTCTTCACCTGTTCGCGGATATAGGGTGCTAGCTGGTGCCGAAAAAAGTCGTCATTTGCGGCCGATCCCGAGAACCCGCCACCAATGTCCAGGAGTTCAGGGGTAAATACAGTAGGGGAGTGCCTGAACACATCGAGAAACCCTTTGACGGTTTCAATGGCTGACTGGTAAGCAGCCAGTGACGTACAGTCGCTTCCTACGTGGAAGGCGAGGCCATACGTATGGAACTGAGGCTCACGGTCACATAGTTCGTGGACGTTCTTGATATGAAATCCGAACTTGCTGTTCAGTGGGATACGGGCACCCCCTTTATCGTCTACGAAGATACGCAGGATCGGTTTAGTTGCTGGTTGTTCCTCCTTGATTTTGATTCCCTCAATCTTGCTGTCGAAGGTCATATAGGGAATTGCGTGCTGTTTGACTTTGAACATTTCGTCGCGTGATTTACACGGGTTCGCATAAATCGTATCGCTTGGCATGGCTCCTATCTTGAGGACACGATGCACTTCATCCGCCGAAGCACAATCAAATCCCGCCCCTCCCCGGTGCAGTTCCGCGAGAACCCCCTCTAAATTATTACACTTCACGGCGTAGTGTGGACGAATGGATGGTAGGCACGATGTCCAGAGGTCGAGACGCCGCCGAATGGCGGGGAGGGACAGGATAAGTTTCGCCAGCGTTGCTATGATTGTAGAAAAGAGAAGAAATCCGTGTAACAGATTTTCGTATACTCGCCCTATATATACAAACTACTACTATGGCGGCCGTGATCGAATACTTTCCCTACAACCCCAAGAACTGCCCCTTGACTGCAGACGATGTAAACCGCATCCTCTGCATTCCAGGATACAAGGTAAAGAACCTCGCGATCTTCCAGAAGGCTATGGTCCATTCCACCTACGTCCGGCGGTCGGAGTACACGACCTTGACCGGCGAGCCGAGCGTCTTGGGTCCCTGCCCCCCCGGAGTGATGGACCTCCAGGACGAATCATACGAGCAGCTGGAGTTTCGCGGTGATTCCATCTTGGGTGCTGTAGTTGCCAACTACCTTTGTGAACGATTCCCCGGCGAGGCCCCCGGGTTCCTGACCAATACCCGCAAACTCATTGTGCGGAACAAGACCCTCGGGACACTGGCTCGGGACAAGCTCCACCTCGATAAGTTCTTCATCGTCTCGAAGCATGTGGAAGAGATGATTCCCGCCCACGGCCGTCAGAATATCGAGAAACTCGGGGATGTTCTTGAAGCGTTTATTGCGGCTCTCTGGATTGATTCGGGTATGAATTTTCAGATGGTCAATGATTTTGTGATCAATATGATCGAGACGCACCTGGATATTCCCCTGATGCTGCGTGAGGATGATAACTACAAGGACCGGATGCAGAAGTTCTGTCAGCAGAAGCTGGGATTTACCCCGATCTACAAGATGATCCAGGACGGGGCGGCAGGGTTTACGATGGCCGTGTGCAAACCCGAAGGCGAGATTCTTGGGGTTGGAAATTCCACCACCAAGAAACAGGCAGAGCAGAACGCGTGTAGGAATGCCCTCAACAAGATGAAACCCGAGTAAGTAAAAAATAAAACAAAATAGTAATGGATGCGAACGGACAGAATCTATTCCAAGCTGCAAGGTATGGAGACATCGCCAATGTGAGAAAGTATCTGGATTTGGGTGCAAACATTGAGGTAAAAGATTTCAGGGGACTTACGAGTTTGCAAATCGCATGCGTCTACGGTCACCTAGACGTCGTCCGCTTACTCCTCGACCGTGGTGCCAATATTGAGGCGGCAGGTGGGAATACCGGGCAAACAAGTTTGATAATGGCCAGCGAGGGCGGAAATCTTGATATCGTAAAAGAGCTCCTGGATCGCGGTGCCAACATCGAAGCGGCCGAGAATAGGCACGGCTGGAATAGTTTGCAGATGGCTAGCTGGAGGGGAAGACTCAATGTCGTGAAAGAACTTGTTGATCGCGGTGCTAACATCCTTGCAAAAAATGTTGGTGGAGTGACGGCACGTCAAGCAGCAGAAAGAATGGGGTTTTTGGAGGTCGCAGAATTCCTTCGTAAAAAGGAACAGGCTATTGGTCGCAGGGGATTGGCGGAGACAGTTGTGAGCAACAGGCGGACCGGTCCCGATGTTCCAACTGGTGTACAGAATAAGATTGTGGGGTATCTTGGTGGTCGTAAGACCAGGCGTAAGCTCGTGCGTCGTAAGAAGCAGCAGAAGAAGGCAACTCGTAGGCGGTGATAGTATATATTTTCCGCTGGATACTGATAATGTATTGGCCCGCCCGGTATTTCAGCGGGCTCACCCAGAAACAGAACAAGCAACGTAAAAGCACGGCTACTCGTCGTCGCAAAATGTCGTGGAAAGATCCGAGGGCATACCGCCCCTTCAAGACCGATCAAGGGATGAAAACCAGGACATCCAAGTACGTACGTGAATGGAAGAAGAAGTTCCCGGAAGCCCACGGACTCCAGGCGTATTCTAAATCCACGGGTGTCCCACTCCCGATCGTGCGGGCGTCTTACAATCGCGGAATGGCAGCGTGGCGAACAGGTCATCGTCCGGGGGCAACGGAACAGCAGTGGGGATACGCTCGTGCCGCCAGTATGCTGACGTGCGGCAAGACACATTATACCACCGATGCTGACTTGGTGCGGAAAGCCAAGAAGACCGCCAAAGCTCGCCTGTGGTTTAGAAAGACGTGTAGGAACTAATATAAAATGGGCTGGCGACACGTTCTCATCAATCACACCCGCAAGATCATCATGGAGACGTCACTGCATGGGGTTTGGCATCTGATGCACCACCTCATTCGGGAGCAGGGTTGGGAGGCGACCGACGATGTAGAAATGATGTTTGAAGATGGACGATATGAAGAGATCGGGGAGCTTGTTGTGAACAAGGGATACAAGAGCCACTATGAAGCTTGGAGCTTTGACGGTATTGTGCCTCGTCGCAGGGGTCAGTGAATGAGACGGGCATGCGTTACCTTGTACGTCTTGCGGTGATCCCGCTTCTTCTTGCCGTTACGGCATGTTTTGCCCCGGTTGCAGGAGCTGGCGTAGTATCCGTACCGCTGGTACGCCCCCGCAAATGTCGGCAGGATCTTCTGTGATCCAGTCGCCTCTGTCAATTTTTTCATGAGGGTGTACACGCTCTTCATCACTGCCCGCTTGTTGCCGTAGTGGAAGGTGTGCCCTTGGAAAATCTTGCGGAGGGAGTCGTAAGGGTAGTGTCTCCCAAGCATCTCAAAGAAGTGGCGGTAAATACCCTCCTTCTCCGAAGTGTAATTGTATGCGATGCAAAAGAGGAAGTCCATTCCTGGAGGTGCGTCTGGTTCCTTGTCCAAGAGTTCTTCATAGTGGCTCTTGACCTCTTCGAACGAAGGATCGGGAGGAGGACAAATGACTCGAGGATCCTCTTTGCACTGATCTCGCAGTTTCTTATTCACGCGATTATGGAAATCGTAGAGCCACCTATCTGCAGGGGATTTCGGAGGCATTTCGGCTAAGAACTTTGCCGTGCTCTCGCGGCAGAATTTACAGGGCAAGATATCTTTCAGATTCGGGAAAAAGTACTTCGATTCGTCGCCTTCGTAATGGGCAATAAGATGTAACATCTGCCACCCACTCGGGCCCCACGCACGGGTATCCATACTCTTACTCTACACTCTTATCTTTTCTCGTTTGAATGTAATATATCATGGCTTCCCAGGATCCTTCCACTGCCTACACGGCCGCTCCCGAAAAGAAGTCAGGGTCGTGGTTCCCTTCATTCAGCCTGCCGAAGCTGCCAGATTTCTTCGGAACGGGTGCTTCGCCTGCCGCCCCGGCTCCAGCTGCCCCTGCAACTGCGGTTGCCGAGCAGTCGTCCGTCCAACCTGGAGGCCGTCGCCGCCGCGGACGCAAGACGTCGAAGAAGGCCGGTCGTCGTACCCGTCGTCGCGGAGGCAATGATGGACCTAGTTATGTTTCGGCTACTCCCGGTGATTACAAGGAAATGGCTACTGGTCCCAAGTTCGACTTCCCTCCTACCCAGGTCCGTAAGGGCAAGGGAGGCCGTCGCACCCGTCGCGTTAAAAAGCATTCTCGCCGTTAAATAAACCAAAAATGTCCAACCTTATCTCCGGCCTTGTCAAGAAGACTCTCCGCAAGCTCGGACTCGGTGGCCGCCGCCGCAGCCACACGAAGAAGGGTCGTGGGTACCTGCTGCGGCCTCGCCCGATGGTTCCCACACCCACACCAGCCTCATCCGAGCCTCGTCGCCGCCGTAAGACCAAAAAGGCCAAGAAGAACTAAACACGTTCGCTCGCTCCGCTTAATCCACATCGTTGCGGATCTGGAACGTCGTCCAGCCGCCATACGTATACTTGCCATACTTCGTCTCGATCTCCTTGAGCATGCCTTGGATACTCCAGTCCCGAGTACCACGATTTGTCTCCCACCACTGCTTGAACTTTTCCGAGAGCGTCGGCCTGCGAACCGGCACTACTTCCTCGCCCTCTACTGTCGGGCGGGTATACTCATTGATGAACCGCATGATCGCATTGCTCTCTTCGCGGTACTCGTTGGTATACTCCAGAATCTCAGTCGGAGGAATCAGGTCCTCGTTCGCGTGCTGAATGTACGTCTGAATCAGGAACGCCAGGAAACACTTGCCCCACTCCTCCGACTTGACCTTGCGATCAATCGACATGTCCATCTTGTACTGGTTCGCACCCTTCGGCTCCGCAACGAACTTCGAGATGAAGTTGATCACCACGAAACGACGCCAAGTACCCTGGTCGTTCGTATTGATCTTCGGCTTGTCGTTGCACGCCAGGTGCAACTTCGCCTGTAGCTCAAACTCGATCATCGACTTGGATCCCGCATACAGATCACGAGCAATGATCTTCTCACTGGACGTCAGCTCCTTCATGAGACCCGTGTTCAGGGGAACCGATTCGTCCGGCTCCTGCATCGTTACAAATCGCCGGCCCTTCAGACGAATTACCTCGGGAGCAGCCGCACCCGACTTGTTACGACCCTGCGTCAGCAGCGAGATCGGGACCTTGCAGGCGTAATCCCCGAGTGCCGACTCCATCAAACAGATGAGCATGGACTTGCCGTTTGAGCCAACACCCGTCCATGTATGGAACTTCTGGTTCCCGATTCCGTTCAGGCACCGGGCTAGATGGAGGATCTGGTAGTTCCGCACCTGCTTGATCGGGAAGATCTTGTGCAGGAAGTCGTCAATTTCCCGCCACTCGCGGTACTCCTTGTACGAACGCTCGGGTTCGTAATCTAGGTTCGTCGAGAACGACACATAGTCCTCGGGAACTCCATCGCGGAACTTCAGGGTCTCCATATCGAACACGCCATTGCGGCACGCCAGAAGAGTACGGTTCTCGTCAATCTTCTTCGTGAACTGCTCGTCCAGGAATAGCTCCTGGCACTCCTTCATCACGTTCGCCTTGAATGCCGTCTTCTTCAGCTGAGTAGCAACCTTGAAGAGGTCCTGGTGCATCGTAAGGTCCCGGCAGTACGAACATCCACACACCTTGGGGTCCTTAGACTGACACACTTCACCCTCCACAATCTTCTGGTTGTAGTACCCCACGCGGTTCATGAACATCTTGAAGATTTCCACCGAAAGCTCCTGCTGAAGCTGGACACCCTTGTCCAGCTCGACCCATACATTCCCAATATAGCGGAACCATACGTTCTTGCCGTAGTTCACGCACTTGTACTCGTCCCGGAACCGCGAATGGACTACCGAAGCAACATCGTATTCTGCTCCACCCTTGGATGCGTCGATCATACGCAGGACGTTCCGCTTCTCGATCTCCGTGTACCCTTCGAAATTATCGAGCTTTGACCAGAAACGTAGAGAGCCCATGCTGAGCTTCTGACCGTGGCTGCGGAACCCCACCGAATTCCACTTGGCAATGCATTCACGGACATTGAACTGCGGCGACCGACGACTGAACTCTTCGAACTCGTCGTACAGCTCGGGGTGGATGTTCTTGAGACAGATACCCACATCGAGCCACTCGTTGTAATCGTTGGCACGGTGCTCGGCGAGATTTGCCACGTGCTCTCGGATCGTCTGTAGTTCCTCGGGGGACAGCGGACGGATCACCACATTGTTCGGAGACGACTCACGAGATCCTGGCAGACGACGCTCGGCTGGCCGGCCACGACCGGGGGCAATCGCACGACCGCCAGAGATACGCACGTTATCAGTGCTCGTCTCGGGAAGACTGCCGTACTGCTTCTTTCCCTCTTCCGTCATCGGCGTCTCCTTCGTGGAATCACGCTCGCGAATATCCAGCTTCCGGAGAAGATCAACTGTGAACGGAACAGGCGTATCATCTACCACCGCCTCGTCACCCGTCACCATCACGCGACACGTAATGAGGTAGGGCAGGCCACCGGGCTTTGATGCACCATACATCACCAGACCGCTCGATCGCTGGGCTACAGCCTTGTCGTAGACCTTCGACCACTCCTTCTCCTTTAGTGGCAGGTCGTCGAACATAGACATCTTCGTCAGCATGATATCACGCACCGCGATCTCAATGTACTTGTTCGTCCGCATCGCCGGAACCATGATGTGGACTCCACCAGCCAGGCCCTTGTCCTTCTTGGTTGTGAGCTTCTTCTCCATGATGTAGACCTCAACCGGATCTGGAGAATCTAGGAAGGTTTTCAATGCTTTGATGTACTCGATACTGAATTTTACAAGTTGGTCGCGTGTATGAAGATTTGGGCCAGGAGTATCCCCGTCGTATAGGAAGTCTAGATCAACCCTGCAGGGGCCTAGAGCAGGATATGGTGCTTCTACGAGAGGGAGCTTGTTGTTCCACACATGGACATACTCGTGGTAGAGCTCATAGAACTCCTGGAGATCATCATCGCCGATGAAGTACTTGGATGCATTCGGGGGCATCGTCTGGTGTGTAATAACTCCCCCAGCACCCGTCACCTTCTTCTTCTCCAAGAAATTGAGCAGTCCACTCGTTGACGCCATTTTCGTTGGTGTGTGTAGTCCTCAGACAATATTGCGGCGGCGGGTCCATTTTGAACGCACGGATCTGTCCTGCTGAGAACAAAACGAATAGAATTACGGATTACAGTATAAGAAGCACAAGAATGAAGTTCTGCCCCGACTGTGAAAACTTTCTGTATGCCCTCGAGGAGAACGCTGAGGGTGTTGGCTTCAAGTGCCGCAAGTGCCCCTACGTCGAATCGATTACCCATGCAAATCCCATGGTCTACGAGCACAACCTAAAGGAGGACAAGGCTACGCAGCTTGTTATGAATCCGTATCTCAAGGACGACCCTACGCTTCCCCGCCTAAATACCGTAAAGTGCCCTGCCCAGGGATGCCCATCATCGGACGTTGTGGCGGTAAAGCTCAGCCGGGTGGATTTGATCTGGATGTACCAGTGCACATCTTGCGGAACGTCATGGAAGCAGGCTGCACGACGCTAACATGAAGAAATTACGGATAGTAAGTATAATACAGGTATAAAGATGCTTAGGAAGATCTTCTTTTTTGCTTTGGCTGCATCCGCAGGGTGGGCACAGATCCCCGGAGGCAGCATAAGTGCGACCGCGTCTCGTTCACACGCCGTTACCGTATCCGGTTCTGTGACGGATACTGCAACCCGGTCTCGTGTTCCCGCTATTTCTGTTTCTTCAACCGTTTCCCGGTCGCGTGCCCCTATTTCTGCGACTGCTACTCGCTCCCGTGCTGCTGCCCCCACTGTTTCGGGCACGGCCACGGCGACCCGCTCTCGTGCTACTGCCCCCACCGTTTCGGGCACGGCCACTCATTCTCGTGCCCCTATTTCTCCTACTGCCACCGGCACCGGCACCGCCACTCGTTCTCGTGCGGTTGCAACTCCCTCCGCTACCGATACTGCCACCCGCTCGCACTCGGCCACCGCCGGTTCGTCTGCTTCCAACACTCTCACAAATACCATGACCGCGTCCCGCTCATCAACCGGATCAAACACCCCCAGCTTTACCGGAAGTCTTACTGCAACACCGAGCCTTACTCAGAGCTTTAGCAATACAAATACCCCCGGACTTATCCCCTCCGTCTCAACCTCCCTATCCCAGACAGGAACTCAATCAGTGACAAATACTCCTTCCAATAATCCCCAACTTGTCTCTGCTAATGCTGCCGCTGCTGCTTCCAACAATATCGGAATCATCGTGGGTGCCGCAACCGGTGGTGTTCTCTTGGGTGTCCTAGCAACGATTCTCGTTTCTTACCACATGGCCAACCGCCCTCGCCGCATTGCCTCACCTCCTCTATATCCAGTTGCACACACAACCGTCGATGTCCCCCCTCCCTACTTCCAAGACGACCAGCAGCCTCATCAAACAATGATGGCTCGCCCGCGAACCTTTACCATTCCTCCTATCAACAACCAAAAAATACCCAAATTCACATCGTCTCGCACGTCATTCAACCCTCTTCCCGTCAATAACCCATTCATGAAATCTCCTCCTTTACCGCCCCCGCCGCCCCCGGACGAGTAGAACCACCTGGCGAACATGCTTGTTCAGCTGACCGTCGCTACGATTGATCTTGCGGCGATCATACACCTCCACGATCCGACCCTCAATATCAAACTTCCTGCGAAGCAGGGCAAACAGCCCGCTGTTGAATGTTAGATCAAGCGGCACCCCGTTCGGCAGACGCTGACGTAGACGGGGCGACTCCGTGTCTACGTCGGTGCGGTAGTACTCAAACAGCGGGATCCGGCGATCAGTTTCAGGATAACCAATGGCATCACGCAGACCCTCAATGATATTGTACATGTTCATGTGCTGCATGGCATACAGGTGGGCCTGGGAGAGAGTGGTGTGATCCTGGACGATACATGTGACGGAACCGTTCATTTCGTTTTATGCTCGGAAAAACAGGTGGGGAGATCCCGATCCGTTTTTCCCAGTTTAGTATAAGTAACAATGGTAGGAACTCGTGCCGACAAGTTTTGCCGGTGTATTAAATCCGTTCGCAACACTATTAAGGCACGCAAGGGGTCAACGAAGGAAAGTGGGGCTATTGCAGTATGCACTACACGCCTGCTCTGGCCGCACGGCAAGACACTGCGTAAAGTTCGATGCCTCAAGCGGAAGCAGCTTCTGACTCAGAAACGGCGAAAGTAAGAAGAAGTTCACCATAGTTGTTGCTATAATTGTCAAATAAACCCCTCGCATGTATCCCGTCTGATAAGCCTTCTTTTCTGCGTACTGTACCTCAAAATTTATAATGTCTTCAAGTTTGTCAACGAGTGACATCGAATATTGTAAAATCTGGACTACGTCTACGTAAAGCATAAAGTGCGAAAAACGAATTACAAAGAAACTACTGTGAACAATAACAATACAACAGGATGGCAGACTTCATTCATCGTGCTGATATTGTGAAGGCACAGGAGTCTACCCGGACGACCCTCCCCTATTTCAGCAAGTACGAGTACACCGCCCTTCTATCCATGCGGACCCAGCAGCTATATGACGGTGCACCCCCGCTTGTCCCCGTCCAGGAATTCAACCGCGACGATCCGCGTTTCTTCTGGAAGATCGCCGAGCGTGAAGTTCTGGAACGTAAGCTCCCCTTCATCATGCGTCGGCACCTCCCGGACGGGTCGTCGGAATATTGGAGCGTCTCAGAACTTGAACTCGCATGGTAATAACAGGGGGAATGGAAGAATCACTAAAAAAGCTGGAAGATACTTCGGAATCGTCGAGTGATATCGCGAACAGCTGGAATAGTGCTCATGAAACTCTCCTAGCATCTATCGGAGACAAGGCAAATTGCATGCGTTGGATGCACACCCAATCTCAAATATACTACGATCGATGGAATTTTTGGCTTACGATTCCAAGTGTTGCGTTTACAGCCCTATCCGGTTCAGCATGTATCGGACTTACCCGCTTCGATGCCTCTGCCCAAGAGACGGCTACAATCGTCGTAGGAGCGGTCACAATTGTCAGCGGAATAATGACGTCAATCAATCAAATCTTGAAATCCGCCCAGTTTTCTGAAGGACATCGGATCGCGTCCATTTCCTACGGCAAGCTTTTTCGAGTTATTTCCAACGAACTTGCCCTTCGGAGGGATCAGCGTACAAATGCCCAGGAGTTCTTGAAAGTCATTCGTACCGAGCAGGATAGACTGGAAGAATCTTCCCCAATTATTCATGGAAACATCATTCGTAGATTCAACGCAAAGGTAGAATCCAATGTCACTCTTGAAAAACCTGAAATTGTAGGAGAATTAGACCACATACACGTGAATATGTCGATAAAGCCTCCGCCTGGTATTCCACGACAGGCGTCTGAACCCCCGTCCTCCCCTATTCTAAAAGTCTTCAAAAAGAATCTTCCTCACAATCCACTGAAGAACCCTATTCCGTACCCCCCCGCTCCCCCTGCTCCATCCTCACTTGCCGTTGTTCCCGATCAATGAGAGCTGCTGAGATGTAGGGGGAAACAGGAGAAGCGGGACCACAGGCCGGCCGGGGTCAACCCACCGTGCGGGGTCGTAGGTCAGAGTCTCATTGGCCATCTTAAGATCTACCTCGTGCACGGGGTCAAAGCGAGGATCCTTCTTCTGGATAGCAGCGTACTCTGCCAGAGTACCCTGTGTCGAAAACAGGTAGCTCGAGTTGCTCTCAAACGATATACGCAGTCCCAGGACAACCACCAAGACCGCCGTGAGGTAATGCTTCGTGTACAGCAGGCCGCAGATCGCCGCCAGCCAAACGATCCGGGTGAATACCGGCTGTGTAAGGAAGGCGTCAAGGATAGATTTGGGAATTCCAATCAGTGCTGTGAACGCGTACACTGCAATGATGGCAACCGATGCTTGTATATCTCGCGTTGTGGCCAGCATCTTTGTTAAAACGGAACAATAAATATGGCAATGGAAGACAAGACTATAGACCAAGATGCCGATTGATATGCGGTGCGTAACGTGTGGCGGAATTCTCGCGGGAAAATGGCTTGAGTATGTTCGGCTCGTAGAAGAGGGCAAGAAGAAGGACGGGCGTACCGATGCAACGATTCCGTACCTCACCAAGACGACTCTCAAGACTGCAGAGGGTCGAGCGATGGACGAACTCGGTCTGACACGCGAATGCTGTCGTCGTCACATGCTTACGCACGTAGAACTTTTCTAGAATCAATATAATGTCCGTAGCGTCTCCTACTCCTTGGCCCCATGACAACAGTGCTGCTGCTAGTCGATCAACCTTCCAGGCTCGCCGTCCTTTTTCGTCTAATGAGTACTTGGCACTCCGCAAGAAGGCCATTGAACAGGCCCTGAACGCTCCCCCCGTGAACACCGTCAACCTCCAGAATAGCTCCGAGTTCACCGCCCGTGTCCGCAAATTGGCCTCCCGCGACCCAGACCCCCTGCTGGAGACTGGACGCACGGGTATTCAGCTACGTGAACCCAATCCAGTCATGAAGGGAGGCGGTACGGTCCCCAACTGCACATCTGCCAACATCCTCGCCCGGACACAGGGAAATGCCTATGCCACCTCTTACTACAATTACCAGCCCCGCCAGGATTACCAGTCCGCCGGTTGTGCTACGCTGCTCAACGACAATGTGACATTCCCTAAGGCGGTCGAGTGTGCCGAGCCCAAGTTCCGTCCTGCGTACCATGTTGTACAGCCGTTTAGCCACCGTGTTCGATTTGGAATGGCTAGGAACGGCAGGAAGACGGTTATTGCTGCCCAGAACTATACCACCACCAACAATACGGGACCTTGCCAGCTGACCACGATTTACTAATCTAATAATAATAATAACAATAACAGATGTCCGGAGAAATACTTCACGTCTTACTCATTCTCCGTAACCAGGTGAAGCTCTACCATTGGCAGACTATGTCATTTGGCCGTCACAAGGCGACGGATGATCTTGTGACAAGCCTCGATGCCAACATTGACAAGTTCACCGAGGCCTATATGGGCCGCTACGGTCGCCCTAAAATGACAGCGTCGACCGGCAAGCTGCAGGTCTACGATGTGAACGACAAGCGGGCTCCCCAGCTCATGAAGGAAGCTATACAGTGGCTCACCAAGAGCCTTCCGAAACACCTCTCGAAGGAGGATACAGATCTTCTGAATATCCGGGACGAAATCCTGGGAGACATTCAGCAGGCTCGGTACCTGTTTACGCTTCATTGAGGAGTATAGTAATAATAGATAGATGCTGTGGGTGTATGCTGGACTAGACCTAGCAGCTTGCGATCGACTCGCACGTTCATCTCTTCCATCCGGATACATTGACGTATCGAAGACACGAACTGCCGAGCTCGCCGAGACCATGACTACTATTTATACCCACCACCCAGGATGCTCAATGTACCTTGGGTTTCTCGACCCTCTCCAAATGCTTTCGCCACCCCACGAAGCCGCCTGCCGTCGTGTTTTTCGGGAGTGTACAGTTGCCTTTACGACCAGCAACCCCCTGCTGCTCCCCTATTCATGGAAAAACGGAACTGCGAAAGTGGTAGTGGTGGGTAGTAAGAACAGAGAAGATGCTAGTTACACCGAGATTGTCCACAATGGTTGTGCTCCACTCGTACAAGATGAAACTTGATACTGACGATATGCTGCGTAATACCCCCATTGATAGTGAAATTATCAAGATTGAGAAGCGAGGGATCCTGCGTCGAGGTGAATCGAAGCGGGATCGTATTAAGCGTCGGAATCCAAAGGCCGTGACTACGTCTGGATTCGGGCACAATTCTGTGACTGTCGTTCTCATGAACAATGGCGACGGCAAGCTTCCAGCCAAGGAGATCACTGTCAAGATCTTCCACAACGGCGTATTTCATATGACTGGAATTCTCGATCCGGGGTACGAGGTTTCGTCTCTCCGCGTCCTGCGTGAAAAGATCCCTGCGTCGTGCGTAAAAGAGGGCAGTTGGGACGAGCATATTGAGCGGCGTGTTCTTCTCATGAACTACTCCACTTCATTCCAGAACTCACCTACCATTTCCCGGGTGGCTCTTCAGCGGTATTTCCAAGAGAGAGGCATCCAGGCCGAGTTCGAGCCAGATGTATCCCCATGTGTCAAGGTTGTGTTCCCACAGAGGTGGACTGCGTGTATCTTCCGTACAGGTAAGATCAACTTGACCGCTCTCAAGTCTCACGAGGATTGTACAGAGTTTGTCAAACTTCTTGAGCCGCACTTTGAGGCGTACAGCAAGTCTACACCGTCACCGTCGTGTTGAACTGCAGGGAGTAATACGTCTTCACGACAAGAAAGGCTACAAGTGCCAGAGCCAGAATGAATAAGATGATAAAGTAGTCCGACCGAATCATCATTTTTTGGGCGAACATGAAGTAACTACCAGTGATTATAACGAACACGATGAGTGCGGCGAGAAGACCCCCGACGTTTGCGTACAGATCGGTGCTTAGTCCGAGTGCCATTCTTCTTGTGTTTTAGCGTCTTCTTCTTTTTCAACCGCCGACCTCCACCTCCCGGGGGCGGCATGAGTTTCGGAGCCTCGTCGCCCAGTCCGTCAAACTGCTTATCAGCTGCCAGCTGGTGCTGAACTCCCAGAATCCCCGCAAATGTCGCTTTCGGATCTACTCCTCCCGCACTCGGCATCGAAGGAACGTTCTTGACCTCCACATCCCCTCCACGCATCAACATCATCCGCTGAACCATCCGCAGATTGGCTACCCGCCGGGTCTTGCGACGCCGACGACCACCAACTTTTCCTCCCAGAACACCGAGTGCTTTCGCCTGTTCTGACGTTTTGTCGTTCACTGTCGTAGCCGCTGCAGTTATGTGAGATCCCTCGACCGCCTGCGGAATCGGGCCGGGCTGCGACGGAACTTCAGGGCTGGGGATAATTGTGCCGTCGGACTGAACCTGCGTCGGCATATACGTATTATTTACAGGCTAGAATAGAAAAGGTGTAATGGACGACAAAGATTACCAAGCCACCGAGATTCAAAGCCTAGTCCGCAATATGGACGACAGCAAGAAGAAGTGGAAGGCTTTGAAAAACACGAACAAGGACGAGTACATGAAAAAGCTGGTGGAGGAGAACCAGACTCTGCATTTCAATTACCCCTCGATCTTCGAGAAGCACGCGGAAGACGGTCTGGATGCTACGTTTTTCTACATGCTCAACCAGAAACGCCGGATTGAGCGTGGAGAACTGACGGAAGATCAGGCCACAAAAGAGGTAGGAACGCGGCTGGCGAATCGCTGGGTTGCTCCCGTTCTCAGCAACGCCCCTGTTCCGAAGGAGGAGTCGTACGAGGAGTACTACAAGCGGATTTCTAAGAATAAATGACCTTGCGAAGACCGTATTCATCCATACACTTCTGCAGAAAGTTCCGACAGTTCTGGCATGGTTTCGAAGACTTGAGCGTTCCGTCAATCCCGTGCCGAACAACGATGAGCGTGGCACCCCTAAGTAATGAGAAATCGCCCAGGCTTTTCACAACATTCACTTCTGCGTGAATTGTCTTTTCCCAGTATCCACACCCTCGGGACCGGGACCCAACCTTATTGAACGCTGAAGCAAGGACTTTATTGCCCTTGAGAATGATCGCATGATGCATAGATGTATTGAGAGGATTCGTAGCGGGTATGGGCTGGGAGTAAATATACTTTTCCATTTGTGGTCAGGTGGCTGGTCTCAAATGAAAAAGACTGATTATAAATTCGTTTTACTCCGCTCCGCCACTTCGCTACTCTGCCTTGATCTGTGCCCTCAGCTCTTCCAGCATCGCCCCCAGCTTGTTCTCGCCCTTCCACTTCTTGGGATCCTTCGCCATCGTCGTATTCGCCGACGTTCCAATACCCCAGTACTTGTCCCGCGAATCGGCATTTGCCAGCCGCTTGTCCTCCGTATCCAGCAACTTCTTACGCAGATCTAAGTTCTGCGTGAACTTCGCCCGCAGAACTGTCTTCATCACCTCGTCCTTCTTCTCTTTCCATGTTTCCTCCTTGTACTCCTTCACCTTCTTCCCCGCCGCCTTCGCAGACTGGGCAGACTTGGCCTTCAGGATCTTCTCAAACGCCTCATCATCTCCGAACGTCTTGGCCTTGATGCCCTGGTACGCGTGCTCCGCCGACTTGTACTTCACTCCATCCAGCTCAAACTCCGTCTCGTAGAAATTTGATAGTTCCTTGTTCTCCGGCTCCTTCGAGAAGAAGAACACGATCTCCGGAAGAGGTACAACGTCCTTAGCCTTCACCACCCGTTTCCGTCGTACTGGCTCCGCCTCCTTCTTTTCCTCGGGTTCCTCCTCCTTCTTCTCCTCGGCTTCGGCTTCAGCTTCAGCTTCGGTCTCGGCCTCAGGCTCGGGCTCGGGCTCGGGCTCCTTAGGCTTCGGCTTCTCCACCCGCTTGAACGCGAACGTGCGGTACAGGAAACTGAACTCCTGCTCCGCCTTGTCCAGAACCACCTGGTTCTGCGTCGTGTAAATATCCTTGAACGATTTCGAATCAATCAGCTCCAGCCCCTCCTCTCCCATGATCCGCGTCACCGTCTCGAACGGCACAAGGTACTCTGGCGACGGACGGACCGTCGACTCCAGCAAGACATCAATCTGCTGCCCGAACTCGTCCTTCCACTGCCCCGCATCCTCGTACTTCTTCGTGATCTCCGCCAGCGTCTTGCCATTTGACCGGAACGTGTGCCGCTCCTTGCCCATCAGGAGCGAGTATACCGCCTGACCATCCAGAACTGTTCCGAAGAAGATGGTCTTACAATGCTTCAGATTCCCCACGAACGTCCGGAACATCTCCTCCGTCGCACACGCATAATGCATCGCGAACTGGCACGCTACCAGATCCCACTCCTGGATTCCCTTGAATTCTGCGAGGTACGGTGTAGTCGCAGGTTCATCCCCAAACACAATCTTCAGGTATCGCGAATCCTGTTCCTCGAACGGTTTCGTCATGTCCGCCTGTGCGAACAGAACTTTCGGCAGGAACTCGTTCGATCGCTTCTTCTCGTTCAGGTACCGGACACACGCCCCCTGTCGCGGCATATTGATGTTCGTTGCCGAGATGTCCAGTCCCAGAACTTTCGACGGTTTCGTCCGACGCCACTTGTGAAGATCTCCGCCCCGCCCCACCGCCAGCTCCAGTAGCGTGTTTCCCGGAACTACGTACGACGAATACTGCCCCTCCTTCACCCGATTGTGGAACGCCCGCACCTGATTCCGCTCCCTCGAGCTCTCGTCGTCGCGGTAGTACATATCATCCTCGAAGGTATCGTCCGGAGGATTCGTCCACACCATCTTCAGCATTGCCTCCGTGATCGGGACATGAATCGATGTCCAGATCGAGTCGGCCACATTGATATCGTTGCCGTACTCCGCCCGCCGCAGGACACGGTACAAGTACGTCTTGTCGTACCGCGTCCGCATGACCGTCCACGTCTTCGTTGGCACATCGTACGAGCACTCGATAATCGTATTGTCCTCCACCTTGTTCCCCCCAATATCTACCGGGACACCCTTATCATTCAGCGGGCAGTGCAGGACATAGGCATCCGGATACCGTGGAGCCGCCGGCTGGAACACCGAAGGAACACGCGTCCCTGAATCCGCCAACTGGATAAACTCCGGCGGAAGTTTTGGGGGGACATACTCCCCCGTCAGTGTTTCGCAGGGGTACAGAATGTCTAGGCCCGGTGTGCGGCCCACATACAGTGTCCCGTTCTTCATCATCTCCTTCTTGACCACATCGTACACCGGTGCATCCTCGAACTTCACCAGGAAATCGATGGAGTTCTGGTGCGGCGGCTTCCACTTGTACACCCGCGTCCACGTCTTTCCACGCGTATCCACGTGCGGTGCCACCGGCGACTCACGCGGCGTAAAGATCAGACCGTCCGTCTCGTACTCGAACTCCGTATCCAGAATCGTCTTGATCGCATCCTCCATCGCTGCTCCCTCTCCCGCCAGGAACATCTTCGTCTCCACCCGCAACGTCGTCTCCGACGCACTGGAGAACTCGCTCGCTGTATCCAGTACAAACTGCCTGGCACACCCCAGACGCGACAGGGTAGGGTTCTTCTTGATATCCTCGTCCGTCGTGAACAGCGGGAGAGACCGCGTGTCGCGGCCCTTGTAGTAGTACATGTCGAAGATGCAGAACAGGTTCTTGGCAGGAATGTACTCTCCATCCAGGAAATCACCGTTATGGACATCAGAATTTGCAGTTAGACCCGTGAATACCACCTGACCGTTAGGGTTCGCCCGCACCACCCGCCGATCGCGGGTCACGAATAGACCACACCGCTGACCATCTGCCTTGTTGGTCACTGTGTACCCGCTCAGAATGTTGTAAGGGCGGTCCTTGACAATGTGCCGGCGTTCCAGCGTGACCGGGTTGTAGAACAGGTTGCCCGATGTCTTGAACTCGGCCGCATACTTCTGCAGATCGGACAGCGGTAGGATGTGTGTCGTCTCCTGGTACGCTCCAATGATCGTTTCCAGGACGCGGTAGAGAACCCGCTGGATCTCCTTCGCTGGCCGCGGGTTCTTTCGTGGAGTGTACTCCACCTCCAGCTCGTACTCGGGAGGGTTCTTGAGAACATCCCGAATTCCCTCCTTCGCCGACTTCTTGATCTTCACCATCGAGAAGTCAATCCGAAACTCCCCGCCCGGAACCTTGAAGGATTGGCGGTGAATTACACGGATGTACGCTGCCGGGTCGTCCGGGTTCCCATCAAAGTCCTTCTTCAAATGCTTCTCGGTCTTCAGCGAGAACCGGCAGAAGAAATCCGCGATGTCCAGGACATCCCGCGTCGTGTCCGCCTTCGTCTCCTTGCGGTCCACTGACTCAAAGTACCGAGTCTTACGCTCAACATCCACCGGGATATCCTTGAACGACTTTGTGACGCACACCTTATGGATGTTTGCGGCACCCAGGACGTGGACGCGAATGTCTTGGGGGTAGATACATGTGAGACGACTCTCCTCCGTCGACTCGGCGGTGATGGTCTTGATTGCGGACAGAATGCGTTCGGCAACATCGCGAGTTTGGATTCGGCCGGCGAGAACCCTTGCCTCAAACTCCGCACGTGGATCTGTGTTCGATATGTTGATGAACTCGGCAATATCTGCCGATTGACGGGTTTTGTCCAGTGCCCGCTCCATTGTTAATTTCTTAGATCAAAAACGGCCAGGTTTACCCGTTTTAGCGAGTTTCTCGTACTTACTCCTATCTACGTCTCCAGCCTCTAAGTGTGCCCGCTGGTCAAAACAAAAAGCGACATACCGCTCAATCTCCCCCAGACACTCCGAGGGAAGGTTCTTGGATGACACATATACGCCAGTATCCGAACGGGTGAACTCATTCGTATACTTGCGGATGATCTTAAAAATCTGTTCGTGCTCGTTCTGGTCCAGCTTCTCAAGAAGAGGCAGGAGCTTCTCGGCCGACATTTAGTTGTAGTGTGGTGGGTGCCTCTAAACCAGGACCGAGGCGACGCTTACGACGCACCGGCTCCTTCGTTTCCGTCTTCGGCTCCTGGATCGTCACCGTCTTAACTCCTCCGTCGCCCGACGAACTTCCCGTGGCAGGCTTCTCCTCCACCTCTGGAACGACAGCCTCTACCGGCTTCGACTCCGCGGCGGCGGGAATACGCTTAATCAGCTTTCCCAGGACGAACACCTGCTCGTCATTCTGCTTGAACTCGGCACCCAGAACCTCAAACTCGATCTCATCGTTCTCCTGCGTCGCCTCGAACTCCGCGTTTCCGATATGGAGATCGCGAGGCAGAAGCACACGCAGGGGAGACTGTTCTGCGTGAACACCAATCTTGGACTTGAACATGACCGGAACACGGAGAATTTGGCCCTTGCGGGGGTAACAGATATCCGCCTGAAACCTGACCTCGTATGCTACACCCGACTTCAGGATATTCAGACGACCCAGCGAATAATCGAGGATAACGCTTGTCTTTGGCTGGACATACCCCTCCGTTCCACACCGGCCTTCGATCTGACCCTTGAGCTGCGATAAGAGCGAAGACTGTATATTCCGTTGGACATACTTTGACGGAATGGTGAGGATCCGAGTCAACTCCCTCCGCTCAAACATTTTTCCTGTCGTCATGTTATTCTATGCGTCGGATCTGTTTTATATGATTTTACTCCTTAAAGTGGCAGAGTACGCTGGTCCAGATATCACCGACCATACTTCTGGCTGAACCCAAACGAACTTGTCGCTTCCCGATCGTACCACCATACTGATGAACACACACTGCTTCTTCTTCTCCTTGGCATCCGGGTGCATAACCATCCCTGCATCCTTCACCAGCGTCTCCAGCTCCGGTTTGGCATCGAACGATGTACACGCTTTCGGCTTCACTGTCTTGGTCCGCTTAATTCGCTGTACGTGTCCATCCACCACCTCAAACGCCGCTATCTTGAAAGTTTGGTCTTCGCACGTACACAGGATCTTACCCTCCTTGATCTTTTCCGCGATAGTGTTCAGGTGTGTCGTTGCCCACAGTGTATACGCATCCCGGTCTGTTCCGATCAGATCCACCGGCTTTCCGTCCCCATCCACTACAGAGTCATGGCCCATGACAAACCCTATTCCCGGAATTTCAAGACCCTCGGCGTACTTTGGCGTAGGTGTTGGCCGAGATACAATCAATGCCTTCTTATCCGCCGGCTTCATGACCTGATCCACCAAAAACCACTCGACCACTTCAGGAGTGAACGGTTCAAGCAGGGAAGCCGGCTGGAATGATGCACGGAGCTCAGCCAGCAGACTTGATGATCTCTCGTCCTTCTTCTCCTCCTCCGCCACCGGCTTTGGTTCTTCCTCCTCCTTCTTCTCTTCTTCTTCTTCGGCGGGGACATCGACGGCAATAGGCACATCGCCCGAATCTTTGACTGACCGCTCGTACATCGTAGCATCCTTTCCACCCTCCGGAAGGAACGCATACACTCCATCCCGATTCTCCAACGTTCCTATCCTTCCCGCCCGATCCCGCAACTTCAAGTGTGAATCCACTGCGTTCTCAAGCAGGTATGTGACCACCGACGGATCGTACGATAGTTTCTGAGCGAGATCCGAATGTTTCCATAAGGGCTTCTCCTTGAACAACCGAATGATATCGTCAAACACCTCGTCCCGAATATCAAGGTACGAACTCAGTGGTCGCGTGTACTCTTCATCCGCCGCCGCTGCCGATGTTGACACCGAACATACCAGCGAAGGTGTTCCGTCCTCGAACGTCGGAGCAGACAAAGCCGACAGTGGCATCTCTACTAACTCCCGATCCTGAGCCCGCCGCTGCGGGATAATCAGTGCCCGCCACGCGTCTGGCAACTGATTCGTGGAAATTTGGGTCGTACAGTCCACCGCCGACTCTGCCAGAACACGCTTCACTTTCGCAATCGCAAGTGCCTTGTTTTCCACAAAGTTGCGGTAGATGTACTCATCATACGTCTCCTGCGTAGAATCTGCGTACCGTAGAGTATGGAGATAGACTGTACAGTTCTGCTCCTCGAACGGAAGACTCGCGTGCGAGCATGTTCGCAGTCCACGTCCAATAATCTGTTCCATGCGGCTCATGTTGTACCACGGATCTAGAATATGGACCTGCCGGACATTCTTGAAATCCACACCCTCGGAAATGATGTACGATCCCACAATCACCCGAATATCCTGTCCTGTAGAATTCTCTGCCTTACGAAGACGCCGAATCAGAACTGCGATCTGCTTGTCAGTCATGTCCGACGTCAAGAAAGCATACTTCCCCTTTGACGAACCCGTGTACTCCCCCGACGGATTCTCAAGCAGCCTCGTACCTGTTGCAGGGTCAAACCCGTGCTCTTCCAGACACATCGCAAACTGCAGTGCCCCTCCCCTCACGTAATTCGAGTACACAAACACGATACCCGTAGACTCCTGGATACATTTGATGATGGTGGCAAACTTGGCCGCGTGCTGCCCCACCTGCGACGGACTTAGAAACGCGGGGACGTTCTTGGCATACCTGTACTGAAACCTCGCAGAATTTGTTGGCTTGTCGAAACATTTCACGATCGAGCGGCCGTCAGGGGATACAACAATAGTGGGAATAACGTCCTCCTGGATCTTTCCCGACACTTTCTTCACTCGCTCTTTCTGAACTCCTTCCACATACGACACCACAAGAGGAAGGTACTTCCGCGGCTGTGTAATTGCCTTTCCCTTAAAATCTGTTGTGCGATCCAGTAGCCCAATCATCGGTTGGGGAGGAGGTAGACGGAAAGGGAATGTAAACGGGTTCTCTCCCCTGATAAACGAGACGTACTCGTGGCACCACCCCCTGAACTTCGATTCCGCGTCTGGAGTCTTGAACGTTCCATCCGCCTTGAAAAACGAGCCAGCATTCAATTTGTCTCCTGGTTTCTGCCGCTTATCGTTCCACAGAAACAGGTTGAAAAAGAGGATGATTTCCTGGAACGAGTCGTACATCGGTGTGGCAGTCAATAGCACGAGCGTCATCCCCTCTGCGACTTTTACGATCCGCTGAATGCTTTCCGATGTCTGCTTCGCCGTCTCTATGTCGCTCTCTCCCAACTTGTGGGCCTCGTCCAGAATCAGAAGACGGCCATCGAACGTCTCGTGGATCCACGCCTCAAAATCTCCCGGGGAAAGCATGACCTTCTTCTTCTCCACCAAATTCGAGAACTGGATATACCCCGAAAACTCATAGAACTCATCAATCATTTTCTGGACAATCGTGTTCAGCCTCTCCCGATTCTCCGGATTCTCCCACCGCAGATCCTCCGACCTCGCCCGCTCCAGCATCTCGAGGTACCGCCTCCCCGTACACTGCTGCGACCGCAGAAGCCCCGCTGGATCAAGTTCTACCCGGTTCACATCAAAGATCTGCGACCGGAACGTTTCCTCTACCGCCGACGTGGCCAGAACCAGGACCTTCTTGTCCTGGAACTCTGGCCTCAAGATGTATTCTTCCGCTACCTGGATCGAAGTGCATGTTTTGCCCACGCCCGTTCCGTGTACCAGGAGCATGTTGCGGGTAGGACTGTCAGGGGACAGCATACGACGAACAAAGACCTGGAAAGATTGGAGATGGAAATCTTTTGACGTCTGTCCGCAGTTCTCCTGCCGTAGTTGTTTTAGGGTTGCCAAGGATGCAGGTGGAAGAGCTTTTGCCTGGACCTCTACCTGCTTCTTGATGTCTTCTGAAGCCATCTATCTACTATTGCTTATACTGGCCTATAAAATATGCTACGCTGAATCGCCTGCTGGTTAGGCCTGTAGGAAATACGCTGAATCGCCGACTCCGTGTGAATACTGGTATTGATATTCTTCGATCCGGAATTCGCGGCCTTCAGGATCGCCTGGAGCTTCAGAGCCTTCAGGAGATCTGACTGGTCCGCCGCTCCCGGACGACCACCGCCAGCACTATCAGGACTTCCAAAGTGTGTAGAGCGACCTCCGGACATTTATTCCTACCCAACACAAGATAATACAGGATAGGATGGGAGGAGGACTATTTGGAACTCCCCTTGCTTTGAATCCCAAGTGCCTAGCCTTCTCTGGACTCCTGATCGCCATCTACTGGATGCCTCCCTGGGCTCCCCTCAAGTCCCCCTACGATATCGCAGTCAAACGTGCTATCACAATAGGTCTCGCGTTCACGGGATATATTCTGATGGCGTGGTATGATGTGTGGTACGACTGTAACGATCATCTGAAACCTACCTTCCTCGGCTGGATATCGGCTCCCTTCAAGCCCGCAGAATACCAGAAGGGCGTAGAGGATCTCCCCCTGAAATGGCAGAAGATTGTGCGGACCGTGGATATTGTTGCCCTACTTGCGGCCGTGGCGTTTGTGAGTTCGCCGTTTCTTCTGTACTCCCGCTGAATGCCTATAGCAGTTCTTATAAGGCCGGCACGACGCCTTCTGCGTGAACCCCATCTTCTTGCAGGTGAATTTCTTGCACTGCTTCCGAGTGAACCGCCGAGCACCCTTCTTCGCTCCTCCAGCGGGTTCTCCACCTGGAGGAGGCATTCCAGGAGGGTCATCGGACAGAAGACTAAAAATTAACAGAACTTCGGGATTTTCAGGGTGTTCTCTCGCGAAAAGCCGAGCAACTTCTAGTGCGTTCTTCCCTTCAAAATCACCATCGGGGCTAGACCTGATGGTTTTATCTGCTCCCTTCTCCAGAAGTAGACGAATTATATTTAAGTCCAGGTTCATTGCAGCTACTATTAGTGGAGTCTCTCCTACCGACCCAATAAAATTTACATCAGCACCTTCATTCAGAAGTCTCAAAACAAACTGACGACGCTGATCTGCTACCTCGCTCAGAAGTTTTTGACCAAGTTCCTCTGGCGAGGGGTCTCCTGGTGGACTTGACATCTTATATTCACCTGCGACTTTTCCTCGTCTTCCGCCCCTTACCATTTGCCTTACGCTTCCACGTGCGGCGATTCGCCCCTGTCCGCAGTCCACGCAGAATATCCGCAGCCTGCAAGGCGTCTTCGTCCGCTGTCCTCCTTCGCTTTTCTCCAGACGCAGGCTGTGCTTCATCAGTCAAAATCACCGGGGTCAATTTGAAGACCACCTGCTTTGTTCCAGCCTGGCAATGGTCAGCACTTACAATATTCACTGGGTTTCCATACCGGTTCGTTCCCGGACTTGTCTGGACATTCTGTGCCGAAGCGACGTTCTCTAACACTTCGTCTGTCTCCTCCAGGTCAAAAATCCTGTACTTCTGTAAGAGTCCCTGCTGCAATTCATCTAACCAAACCAAGAAATTACCAGGTCCCTGGATGAAGTAGTACTGACGCTTCATATCCACATCACGCTCATAAGGAGCTCCTTCTAGCTCCGCCTTGCATTTATGCCGAACCTGTGATCCATCAGTTACGGCCTTGACAATCACTTCTTGAGGTAGTGTAAAATACGAGTCTTTCGCCTTGAAAATAATAGACCATGCCCTTGAGAGAACTGATAGCATGGGATGATCTTCTAATTCCTCGAAATCATAAACTTTCTGATTCTTGTACTGGATTTTCATAACGTCGAAATCAATGTGCACCGGGTCAGCAACCACTGGATCCGAAACGTATGCTGGAAGCCCACGAGGAGCAGGTAAGAGTCCACGAATTTCTGGAGAGTGTGCTACATCGTAGGCAGTTTGCATGTCATCGTCAAGGATCGTAGCATCCGCCCCATTTTGTAGGAGAACCATAACCGCGTTCACAAATCCGGAGTAGGCAGCTGTATGTAGAGCAGTTTGTCCGTATTTGTCCTGGGCGTTAAGATTATCACCCTCCGCGATATGAGTATCAATAATCTTTTTCAGAATATCTACGTTACCGTAGGATGCTGCCAAGTGGAGTGCAGTAGCTCCGTTCATATCAACCATCGTTACATCTGCTCCACGACCAATCAGTTCATTCACAATATTAAGATGCTCGCCCGACACTGCAAACATGAGAGGCGTCATTGAGTCTTCATTCCGGTAGTTTACGTCCGCACCCGCGTCCAGCAGTTCCTTGACCTTATCCAGTTCCCCACGATGTGCAGCAAGGAAAAGCTCTTTATTAGGATTCGGAGGATCGGGAGGAAGTGGGACAAATGGGTTGTCCGATGCCATTATACAAAACGGATACTCTTTCTACGGAAGAAATATAGGGTATGGAACGCTGTAAACACGACGACTGTAAACGTAAAGCCTATTCTGCCATGAAGTGCCGCTGCGGGAACGTCTACTGCTCCCTCCACAAACCCGATACTGCCCATTCATGTTCCTACGATTACCGTGCGGAACATCAACGTGCGTTGACTGACCAGAATCCCCGTATTATTGCTGCCAAACTCAAAGACCCATTAACCGAATGTAATATGCCTCGATAAAGTGATTTGTCCGAGGACCCGATAGACGCCGATCTATACTGCTGTACAACTTCGCAACTGCCTTTTTTCGTGCTTCAGGGGTTTTATTCAGTATCGAGGGATTCGAGGTAAGGTAATCTAGGAACATTAATGCCCAGGCCATACACCAACCGAACTCCCACTCCCCCTTGAAGCGTTGCAGGTACAAGCATTTCGTGCGGTCTACACATGCAACATTCACAAGATGAACCGGAACTTTAGCGTACTTGCTAAATTCCGCTTCAATGTTCTTCTGCATGCTCGGTGAGATATCTCGCAAATTACGCATATCAAAAAAGTAAATATTAAGGTGTGTCCCTTCATGAACTGCGAGGGAACACACGACGTGGCGAACGAATGCGTCTAACTTATCATTCGCACCCACATCATATCCAGTGAAAAAAATTATTGGCTTTTTGACGTACTCCAATGCATACCTCAGACCGGGGTATACTTTGGTAGGCAAACCAAGAATATTGAAAAAGTCGATGTCCACGTAATCGTGTGGATTGAACGCGTAATGGTACGCGTCCGATTTCCGCAGCTCGAACTTTTTATTTATGTTTCGTTTTTCCGCGACTTCTGTGGGGTGCGGGCGGAGATGTTCCATCTATATATTATCAATGTTTAATTCCCTCTCCGGCTGCGGTTCTACTTCCACCTCCTCCTCCTTTGCCCCCGAATCAAACTCAATCCCGTCGTTGTCCCCCACCTCCTTCACGCAGAGGTTCTCTGAGATCAGTCCCTCCTTCTTCAGAACCTTCACCTGGTCCGGGTTCAGCGGCATCACGATCTCCAGTGCCAATGCCCCGTCCACCCCTGTCTCGTTGAGTATGACGTACGACCCCACATCCACCCATGCATCCCTCTTGCCCCTCCCGCGAATTGACCCCTTCATTCTGGCCTTCTCCGTCTCCAGTCGCTCGTTCTTGATAAAGTCCACCTCCATGCGTCCGTCCCCCAACTTCCGCATGACTCTTCCCACAAGTATCCCATCAATGTCCTCGTCGTCTCGGATGTCGGCGAGGAGATTGCTGAACAGCTTCTTGTTCTTCATGGATGTTGATGATTCCGAGTTTGATCCCTTACGGTGCTTTGATCCTCCTTGCGTGTTCTTTGGCATTCTGGTTCACTTACTATATTCTGGGCGGGTTAAATCTGTATCCGTTTTTACATGTTTACGCACGCTTTCCGCCCTGCAGGGGGGAGTAGGCGTGGATGTAAGGCAAGACAGCGGCCGTCACAACGAGAGCGATAACCAGGGTTACACCGGCACCGATGGCATCACCGACCTTCAGCTTCACTGGACCGACCTGGACAGTCAGTCCGCCGACCGAGTGCTGAGCGTCCGGACTGAACAGCACAAAGAACGGAGCCACCAGATCCGTAATGATCGCCTGGAAGAAGTCCTTGAGGGCACCTCCCACAAAGATTGCAACTGCGAACGTTAGGAGGAGAGACTTGTTGCTCATTGGTTTGGTTTGTATTAGTCAGAGAAAAACTGTTTACTTACCCTTGGTCTTCCTTGCCTCATACTGCCGCACGTGCTTTGATGATGGTCTACCCCTTTTGTCCTTGGCCTTATCCGCTTTCTTCCTGCGTCCTGATGAAGGTTCGTCCATTTGCGTCTACGTATGTCCTGGAATACATCTGCCCCTTATGCAATCCGTTTTCGAGATGGAACGAGCACCGGATCCCGTCCTTGGGGGCTCGTCGGCAGTAATGAACATCACAGCTCCTCCCCCTCAGCGTGGTGAGAACATACTCAGGGGTGCTTTGACACAGTCCCATTCTTTTTAGTATTGCTTATCACTTCCTCTTCTTCCATCTGCTTCCGTTTTGCTTTTATAGTATGGTCCAGGCACATGACACCTCCGCCATACGATACCGTCATACACCCCTTGTGAACACACCGAGGACGCAGGAGAACCTCCGTAGCCGGAACGTCTGATGGTACGGCCTGCTTATTCCCCATTGTTGTTGTTGTATTACTTATTCTTTGATCTTCTCTATTCGTTTTTCGTGAGTGTCTGGTATGACGACGACACAAGCGTCGGTATCCCGAAAATATGTCCCAGAACTTCGTGATCCCAAGGTGTCAGGTCTACGCGTGTTGGAGTGATCTCCACCCGGAGCTTCAGGTCTCCGAACCCTCCCGACTTATTCGGCATCCCGCCACCCACAATGGTCAGCACCGTGCCGCCAATTATAGGTCCACCCTCCCACCGGTACACTGGATTCCCCCCGCTCGGATGGTCATCTAAGACACGTTCGAAGCCCAGGATAGATTCCGCATAACTTATGGTCCGCGAACACAAGAGATCGTCTCCCCGCCATTCAAACCCACTACCCTGCAACTGAAGCTGGGCCACAATATCCCCCGGAGTATCAGAATCTATCGTCTCGGAACACTCGCCCTCAAATACGATACGCTCACCCACCTGCATTCCCGGACGCACATTCACTGTCAACGACCGCTCACGCACGATCATTCGCTTCCCCCCACATCCCGAACATCCCTCTGAACTCCCCGACTGACCTTTTCCGCCACACGGACCGCAATGAACCTGCGTCTGCATCATCATCGGTCCCATCCGCTGTGCCATCATCCGCACCCCCATGCCACCACACACTCCACATGTAGAATACGATGACGCACAATCGCGGCACTTCTTTTCCTGCTTGAAGTTCATCGCGACCTCAAACCCCCTATAGAAGTTCTCTAACTTCAGTGGGATATTCACTAGGTTCGATGGACCTTTCCCACTCCGCTGATTCTGCTGATGCGGTGCCCCCATCCCTCCCATCCCGAACATACTGAAAATATCAGAAAACGGGAAACCCGACGGCGGCCCCTGCGTCTGCTCGTTGGTCGACCCTGTGGCATCGTACACCTGCCTCCTCCTCTCATCCGACAAGATCTCGTGAGCTTCCTGGATCTCTTTGAACTTCTCCGGATCCCCTCCCTTGTCCGGATGGTGCTCCCTCGCCAGGTTGCGGTAGGCCTTCTTGATATCGTCTACCCCCGCGTTCCGCTGAACGCCCAGGCGATCGTAGAGTGACATTCTTCCTTAATCTTTCCGCCGTACCTGTAAAACGAATTACGAACGAAAAATCCTCCACGAAGAGGACAACAGGATATGTTGCCACCCCCTCCTATTGTAGTTCTGACAAGGCAGACAGCCCAGCCCCGTTATTCCACTCCCGTGGAACTCTACTACCATTTCAGACACATCGTATTCACTAAATTTCCATCCTGGTTGACGAAAAAACTATTTCCTCAACCGGTATACTACCTTACTGACTTCACTCCGAAATAGCATCCAACCACGCCTCCGATTCTTCAGGACTGACCTCCAGTTCAGTCATCAAAGCCTTCGCTGCAGTCATCCGCTCTTCCGGATTCTCGATCTGTGCGATCTTCGCCATTTTCTCCTGAAGGATCAATCCCTTCGGTACCGCCTGCTGGAACGCATCGTCAAATCCTACCATCACGTTTGTGAGACGGTTTAGATGCCCATCACAACACATACGATACGACTCCGCACACTCCTGCTGAAGCCGCTTGAACAGCTCGCGGCGGGTAGAGGTGTTCTCCACTTTTATGATTCGAGCGTATAGGTGATCCAGCGTTCGGCGGTACAACCAGTCTCCCGACCTGCGGCACGTTTCGGTGTCGTACCATTTTTGCATATCCGTATACACCCTCTCGTCCACGGGCGTCTTGGTATACATTGCTGTCCAAATTAGCCTAATATGTTCCATCGTCTTCTGCCCAGTCGGAACTGGAGTCTGCAGGAGGATCTCCATGTTCTTATTGTGCTGCTCCGTCACCTCGCGAGTATGGACGTTCTGCTCGTCCCGTGCGATCTGGGCCTCACGAGGAACGTTGTCGTTTGCAGTTGGGTGTGCTGCACGGTACTCGTCCATAGCCTGCCACAGATCATCCAGCGTCGCAAGTCGATTCCCCGCAATCTCAAGTGTCCGCTGTACGATCCGGTGTCCCAGCATCCAGTTGTTGTTAACATTGACCTCACCTGCCGCCGCCGCCGCTGTCGCAATCTCTCGACGGAACATCCATATGTGCATCGAGAAGTTCATGTATATGTGAATACGCCGCTCACGCGTTTTTGTCCGTTCCTCCTTCTCCAATCTTGCCTTGTGATGTAAAGTGCACTCCCGATGAGTATTGTCGTCGTGCTTCCGCTTCTTCTCGCACCTCCGTGCAATTCCAGAGTTTCCGTTGATTATGTACGTGCACCTGTCCTCATCCGCCGGCAGGGGACGCGGGGGCCGAGAATGCATGCCGCAGTACTCCCCATTCTTTTGTTTTTTCGTACACGGGACACCGGTGGCATGAACGGTAGCTATACACATACCTGGCATTTTGATGTGCTCTTATCCCGTAGTCACAGAATACAATCCGTTTTCTATCCGTGAATTTAAAAAGTTCCTTTCAAGTCCCCTCCCGTCCGGTCGTATTCCTCCCTCTCAGCAAATCAGCGACCGGCAGATATACGCACCCAGAATCAGTGCCATCAAGGCGGACATCATAGCCAGCTTGAAGTCCGACCATATCCGGCTCTCCTTCTCCTCTGCAGACTCAACTGACGTCTCAGACTCGTTGTCGTCATCCTTCTCAATCTCCAGCGTCGGCTTCGGCGACTCGGGCTCCGCCTCCGCCTCCGGAGTCGGCGGTGGGTTTACTGTCTCGTGGACGAACGCCTGCCGCTCAGCCACCCGCTCATTCAGCCACTCTGTGTGCTTCTGGAAGTCTCCCGCACACCCGCACGAACATAAGCCGTAGTCGAGCGTGCAGTCCGAGCAGTCGCACTGCGTCCCGTCGATGCCGTGCGGGCGAACCTCCTTGGTGGGACGAGGCGTATTGAACTCGCAGTTCGTCCCGTCGCACGCCGCGTCGTAGCACTTGTTCGGGCAGACGATCTCCACATTGAACTGCATCACCATGCCCTCGGCGGCATAGTCCTGCCACGTGTTGACCATGAACTGGCGACGCTCAGACTCGAACAGGTCGTCAATAACCCTCTCCGGTGTGAAGAACTTCAGACCCGTGATGCGGACCTGCTCCTCCTGGATACCCAGAACCCTCGCCAGTACCTCGATTGTCCCCATCGTATCCGGAAACCAGAGATACATCGGAGACCCGTCGCGGAAGCGGTCGAACTCCACGCGGACCTCATGCGTCTCTGGCAGCCACTCGAACTCGTAGCGGTAGACCCCGCCCACCGTCACCTGTGCCAGCTGACGCACGTCCTCCAGTGCCTCACGCACGCACCGCTCGCCAGTTGTCTCCTCCTTCTCAGCGAAGTACTGCGAGGCCCGCCGATCATCAAGCTCCCGCTCCCGCTGGAGATCGCACTCGTACTCCGCCGCGAGATCACACCCCTCGTAATAGCTATCCTCCTCCTCCTGATTGATCTTCCAGTCCTGATACCGTTGGTAGTCGTAGTCGCGATCGTAGTTGTGCTCGAAGATGCTCATGATGTGATGTTTGATGTATGATGTGATGATGCCCGCACTATCCGTTTCCATAGCGATAAATCCGATCCGTTTTGGTGATGAAAACGGATCCGTTTGGTATCTAGAAACCAGATAGCCTCCCCCTACTCTGACATACACACAAACTTACAAAGTCTTGTGTGTCTGTCCCCCCCGTACGAAATGACGTACAGCACGATGATCATGAACGCCCTCGCGGCTCTGGATACGACGAATGAGGACAAGCAGACGGACCTCATCGTCATGATGCTCAAGAATGTGCCCGCTGAGGAGCACGAAACTGTTATGCTCGACTGTGCACGTTACTGTGTGCTGTCGAACCGCTCGGCTCGCATGAAGAATGCGAGCTGGGGCGATGAGGCTCTCCGCGTAGAAGAGGCGAAGGAGAACCGGTTCGTCACGATGACCACTGACCAGTGGGAGCGTACGAAGATGCTGGCCAAGGGCGATCGCTGGAATCGCCCGTGGTTCGCGTCGTGGGCTGAGTGGAAGCTGTGGGCAGATCGCATTAACGGCAAGCGTCGCCGTGCGGAGCCGCGGCTTGTCATCGCCCGTGAGCCTGACCGTGTCAAGCAGCTGCTCGAGGACCGCGAGGACGTGTTCCGCTACCCCCAGCGGCACGTCACGAACCAGGCCGAGGCGGTGGCACTCATCTGCGAGATCGAGAACTCCATCGTTCGCCACGGCGGCAAGGCACGCCTCGACAAGGTGATCCAGGCCGAGTGGGACGAGGAGGAGGCCGAGGCCAAGGCTGCGGCTGCAGCTGAGGCTGAGGCCAAGGAGGACGCCCGCCGGGAGGCCGAGTACTCACAGTACCCGGGTCTCGCTGCGTTCATCAAGCTCTGCGGCGAGCCCTGCAAGATGACGATGGAGTGAAAACACAAAACCAAACAAAAAGAGCAAAACCCCCAAAACCAAATAAAAAGAGTAAAAGCCCTTTGTCGGGCACAAAAAGAAAGAAAAGTCTATGCACGGTTAAAGGCCTGGTCCCCCTTTTTCCATGAGGTCCCGGACCAATTTTGTGCG